AATCTTGACTAGTTCCATTTATTCTTGAATCATCCTTAATTTCCTTTTTATATAGTTTGGTCGTTATATTCCACTCTTTACATAATTCTAAAATAGGACTAAAATATTCTAAGTCATTATTAGTAATAGATAATTGAGATTTTGTCATACAACCTTCAGCACAATATGCGCCAATTAAATAACCAAAATTATAATTTAAATTAATTTTTTCAGGAATAGTATAATTATTCATATTTGTTTGTTTTGTATAAACACAATTTGATGTAAAACTTGTCTTACTCTTACAACCTTTTCTTAATTTATTTGAAACCTTGGCAACAAGGGAGTCACTGCGTTTATATGGTAAAACAAAAGTTGAACCATTATGTTTTATCCACCATTGATGTTCTAGCATAACAGTTTTTGCTTTTTCAACTTCTGATGAATAAATATATTCTGTAGGTGGTAAAATATCTCGTAGATCTAGTCTCACTGATTCATTAAAATCTATGGTTTTTGTGCTTACTGGTAAGAAATCACCAATTTTCAATGTATCTCCATTCACTGGAACAATTTTTCCATTCATTAATTTTAATAACGATTTAGCTTTTGTAACGATTACCTCACGTTCTTCATGTGTTGTAATTTTTAACATCGTATTTGTTCCGTCTTTGTTAATAACAGGATGTCTTGTAACAGCTTCAATCCTTTTCCATAATATATTTCCATTTTCATCACAAGAAGGTATCTCATAATAATTTTCTACTTCAGCATAAGTGGTATCTTTGTCTTCATAATATTCTATTTTTTTAGCTACATTTATTTTTTGCTCTATGAAATTTCCAATCTCATATTTATTTATTTTTCCTTCCGAATCTCTAACGATAATAGGTGTCTCATATGTTACAGAATTTAATGTATTATGAACAATTACACCATAATCAGTCATGAAAGTTTGATTTGCTGGAACAGTAAAATCATAGACATATTCGGTTTGTTCGGGTGTCCAAACTTCAATCTTTTTAATTTCATCCCAGATGACATGAGAGTTAGATGCTTGTTTTAATATTGTTAATTCTTCAATAATAAGATTACTCTCAGGATGGGATTCAAATATTTGAATATATTTTTGTAAAGTTCTACGACCAATTGTTTCTTTTTTTGCCCAACGTCCATAATTACGACTTTGACCTGGTAATTTAAGAACTTTACCACATTTAGCTATGATTTCACCTAAACCTTCAATTTTATCAATTTCATCTGATAAATCGTGAGCATTTTCTCTATTAATATAATCTACTAATTGTTGTAACTTTTCTTCGTGAACTAATGAACCAATAACATTTTGATATTGTATACTATATTTTGGAGAAATAGATAAATTATAAATATTAGAGCCACGCGTGAAAGTTTCTTTAATTGAACCAAATATATCAAAATAATTTAATAATAAAGCAATATCTTTAATTAATTGTTTAGAACGACTACAAACACGTATTTGATGATGTTTTTCGTCATTTTGAAAATTACCATCTCCATCAAAATATCCTTGAATTAATCCAGCTTTGAATTCATTTGGTGCTAAGAAAGCAAAATCTGGAACATGTTTTACAAAAGAACCATTATCACATGTTTTCACAATAAATTCGGAAAGTTCTTTGTGCGAGAAACTAGTTGAAGTGGAGGGTCCAAATTCTCCAGAATAATTTCTTTCTTTTCCAATTTTATTAAATCTCAAAGCAAATTCTTTAACATTATTTATATAATATTGCGATATATTTGTAATACATATGAAGTTATTATTAATATTACCTTCAGCTAAATAAGCACCAATAAACCAGCCAAATAGTTTATCTAATTTATGGTTTTCATTTCCAATATTTACAGTATCATTTATAAAAGTATTATCAATATGTTTGGCAACTGGAATACGCATTCCTTCTTTCATATCTGCGCCTACAATTGGAACTACTGTTTGTTGTCTTCGGACTAAATGTGAATGACTTGTTGTTGTTTCTACTATACGTCCGCTTTTTGTTGTAATTCTCATTAACTTGCCATTAACTGGATGTCTACTTACATGACTAATTTTATTCCAATGAGTCTTTTCTTCAGAATCTACTCCAATAATATAATATTCATCTTCTAAAGCGTCAAGTAGAGTTTCAACACTATCATGATGTCCAGTATTGAATGTATATTGTGGAAATTTATTAATAAGATTATCACATAATTTACCTATTTCTCCTGAGACCATAGAAATATTTTTTGTGTTTTTATTTATTTTTATACACCTAATATGCTCACAATACGGCGTTGACATTTGTGTTGTCGGCTCGCCGATGCTCTGCGCCGCAATCATTCCGACCATTTCACCAGGTGCAACTAATGCTCTTTTATAACTAAGAATAATGGTTTCAAGTAAAATTTCTAGGGCTTTTTTATTAAATCTCTTATTAAGAAGCAGGTCTTTTGGTGATAAATAATAATAATATAAAATTTTAAATAAATTACTTGGGGGAGCAAATACAATTTTTTCCAATTTTGCAAAAGTATCTTCCATCATTTCAAATGCTTCCAACATAGTTAGATCAACCAATGAATTTTTATTAATTCCTTGTTGACCTATAATATTTTGAATTATATATGCGAATGCTACTGGCACTCTAACTACTCTGTCAGATTTATTATTAAATACATTTTTAACAATATCGTTTCTATTTTTAATCATTAATTCAATATAAAATTTGCATTTTTCAGAAATTGCGACTTCTTGTTTCTTCTGCCTAGTAAAAGCGGATTTCACAAACATTCCTGACAAAACTTTTGATTTTGATTTATCATCTACAACTGCAAAATGTGAATATATTTCCTGAATACTCATATCAACAATTGGTAAATCTTGATTTTCAACTTTAATAGTATCAATAGAATCGTCACCATATGTAAATTGAACAATTTTATTTTTATTATTTCTAACTGTCATATCATAATTCACCATTAGGTCCTCTAATCCTTTAATTAATCTTCTTTGAATATAACCTGTTGTTGAAGTTTTAACTGCTGTATCAATTAAACCAATACGACCACCCTGTGCGTGAAAGAATAGTTCTTGAGGTGATAAACCATTAATATAAGAACTTTCAACAAAACCACGAGCTATAGCAGAATCATCATATTTAGTATAATGAGGAAGAGTCCTGTGTTCAAATCCATATGGAATACGCTTGCCGTCAACGTTTTGTTGACCTAAGCATGCAGTCATTTGTTGAATATTGATCTCTGAACCTTTGGACCCAGCATTAAACATGATTATAAAACGATTATCCTTGCTTAAATTTTTAAGTGCTTCCCGACCTGCATCATTTTGTGCTTTACTTAAAATATTGTTAACTTTGGTTTCAAATTCTTGTTCAACAGTTTTTCCAGAATTATTTTCAAATATACCAATTTTAACTTGATCAATTAAATTTTTGACTTCCGTTTTTTTATCAGTAATAATAGAAACAATTTTTTCATTTGTTAAAGAATCAGTTATTAAATCACTAATGCCTACACTAAATGAACTCTGTTTCATATATTCAGTAACAATATTTTGTAAATCATCAATAAATTGAGATGAAGCCATATTACCAAAATCATTGCATACTCTATGAATTAGACCTTTTGTTCCAGATCCTAATATACCTTTATCTAATTGACCTCTTAAATAATTTCCATCAATAATTTCAATAATATTATTAGAAGTATCAGATTTTTCAGTTTCTCCATCAAATTGTTTATTTTTCACTTTTAATGATAATGGAGGCAAAATTTGTGATAATATTTCAAAATTGGAAATTTTATCGTTTCTTTTCTTTTTTAACTTTTCTGGATTGATACGATTGAACATCATTAATAAGTTCATCGCATCTTTTTGTGTAAAATCTATTGTTTCTCTTGTAAATCTATAGCAGCCAAGCATTGAGTCCTGATAAATGCCTATAATTGCTGCATTATTGGCTGGACTTATTATTTGGTATGGAACTGCCGCTAAATTTCTTAGTTCCGATTCTGCTTCTGGATCCTGCGGCATGTGCAAATTCATTTCGTCTCCGTCAAACTTTCGCAGCATAAATGCTCTGGCTTTTTTGTAATTATTTTATTTTTATTTTTCCAGGCTAAATATACTACTCCCCCTAAGTTTCCATAGGGGAAGGACTGTACCTTAAGCAAACTTGGGATAGCTAATCCTTCATTGTTCACCAACACCTCAGCAGTCTCTGAGAGCCTATCATATCCTAGCATAACGGACTTAGATAGTAGCACTGCGGATTGCCCATTTCATACTTTCCAGTAATCATATAATCACTTTATTACCTTTGGGTTCGGCTGTAAACCGAGTTCCTCACGGACGTTTCCGATTGTGAGTGGTAGTGATATTTTTAGGGTGTTCCCGTCAACAAGGTGTTTCGCAAATCTACCTTTAGGAAAGGTGGAGCCAAATAATATATATATATATTGCTTTTAGTGGTGCTTTTGGCTCCACCTTTAGGAAAGGTGGATTTACTAGGGAGTAACACGCTTTTCACGCTCCCTGTTGCCAACCTTGACGGTATTAAATTCGATCGGCATTGTATGGTTTCGTGTCAGCAACATTCATTCTGAAAGTATCACCTCGCTTCATAATACGTGCGATATGACACATCATACTCATTCTATGTAAAGTTGGTTGACGATTAAATAAGATAGCATCCCCATCCATCATATGACGATGAACAATGTCACCATCTTCTAACACGATGGATTTTCTATCTAGATAACGAAGAGTAATTGTTTGTCCGTTTTGTCTTTCTAACATCTTAGCACCTGGCCACACATCAGGGCCATTTTGAACTAATTTTGTTAAGAAAGCTTTATTGATACGATTAACAACTACAGGTTTAGTAATATTTTTAGCAATTTTCATTGGAATACCTAGCTCTCTAATTGAAATATTAGGATCCGCTGTAATTACTGAACGTGCACTAAAATCAACACGTTTAGCCATCAAATTACCTCTCATACGACCACCTTTACCATTCAATCTATCCTTAATAGATTTAAATGGTCTTCCTGATCTTTGAGCTACAGGACTCGCACCTGGTAATTTATTATCTACCATGGACGCAACATGATATTGCAACACTATAGACCAATCATTGACTATATTTTCTGGAGCATTATTTTGTAACTTTTCTTGTAAAGTTCTATTTGTTTTAATAATATTCACTAAGATATGAGTTAAATCATCTTCTGATCTTTGTTGTGCATCATGTTTTACAGATGGTCTTACCGCAGGAGGAGGAACAGCTAATACCTGACAAATCATCCAATCAGGTCTAGACCAAATAGGGCTAAAGCCCATAAATGATACATCTTCATCTGATATTCTCTTAAAAATCTTTAAAACTAATTCAGGTGTTAAAGGAATTACAATATTATCTTCTCCTTCTTCTGAATTGTTAGACCATTCAGCAAATAATGATGACATACCTTCCTTTTTAATTTTCTTTGGTTGCAAACATCCACATCCATCTTCAGTATCTTCTCCACAACGCTTTATTCCTTTACAAAGATCAAATACATATTTCCATCTATTTTGGTTTTGCATTTTTAGACCTTGTTTATATTTTTCTTTTGAAATTAATAATTTACTACATTTAAAACAAACACAACGTAATAATTTTTGAATTGTGCTTAAATATTGTATATAAAATACCGGACGAGCTAATTCTATGTGACCAAAATAACCAGGAGTTTGCATATAATCTAAACCATCTGTAGGACAAATTAATCCTGGTTCCAAAACACCCATTCTCGGATCAAACAATCCATTGATTACAGGTTTATTGTTAATATATGCTTCCTTACTTGTAATTTCAGCTACAGATCCTTTTCGGATTTCTTCTGGAGATAATATACTAAATTGAATTCCAATAATCTTGGAACAATTAGTATTATTCGTATTTCCGGAATTTTTAAACATGCCTCCTTATATATATCACTTAATATTTAGATTGTTTTTATTTCAATTTTATTTATAAAATTTATTCTTTTTAACGGAATTATTTTAATAAATATTATTATATTTTTTAATTGGAATTTACAGTTTACGAAATACTTATTTTTTATTTTTTATTTACACGTGTATTTTATAAAAAAAATAAAATTTATAAATAAAAAAATTGAAAATATTTAAAAACAATTCTTTCCATACATTATAATATAAAATGCCACGCGATAATAAACCAAAAATGTCAAAGAAGGATAATAAACTTTCTAAAAAAAAAGAGGAATTGTCTAACAAAAAGAAAAGAAATGAAGATTCTTCTGATGATGACACCTCTTATAAAACTGATGAAGATAGTGAAGAAATGGACGAACATGAATATCGTAAATTTTTACAAAAAATATTTCCATCTAAAAATTTAGAAAATAAAATTGCCTCCGGTGAAAGAGTTAAAAAAATATATAAAAAGTTACTGGAAGACGATGAAGAAGAAGATGAAGAAGATGAAGACGATGAAGTTAAGCCTAAAAAATCCTCAAAAAAACCTTTAAAAAAATCTAAAAAATCAAAATCAAAAATTATTGAAGAAGATGACGATGATGAAGCCGAAGACGAAGAAGTTATTATTAAAACTAGATCAAAGAGTAATAAGAAACATAAAAAGATTTTTAAAAAAAAGAGAGAAGAAGATTCTGAAGACGAAACAGAAGACGATGATGATGATGAAGATGATCCAAAATCAAGTAAATTTAATATAATATTTACAATAGGAGGCCAAGAAGATGAAGAAGATTTAGAAGATTTCTTTGAAGATGATGAAGATTGGGAAACATGTTCTGGTGAAAATACAGAGAATGAAGATGATCCTATTAGTTCCGATTCTGATACAGAGGATGAAGACGATGAAGAGGACGACGAAGATGAAGATGAAGTAGATAAAAAAAGAAATAAAAAAATTGAGAAAATTGTAAAAAAAAATGTAAAGAATTTGCAAGAACAAGAATCAAATGATACTAATTTAATTAATAAACTAAAGGATGCTTTAGGTGTAAAAAATAGTGAAGAGAAAAAAGATTCAAATGATGTTGATTTAATGGATATATTAAAAGATCTTCAATCCAGAAATAAAAATAATACATTAATTGATGAATGTCTAAAAGTTTGTGAAGAAAAAATAGAACATGGCAAAAAGAAGCAAGAAAAAAAAATAAAAAAAGAGAAAGATAGAAATGGACGCATTTTTAAAAGAATATTAAAGGATAAAAATACAATGAATGATTTTGAATTTTATGAAAAATTAGAAACCGTTGAACAAAAAAAGATTATCAAAGAATTAAGAGAAATTAATAAAATTACTAGAATTGAAAAACCATATCGTTTAACACTATTAGAATCTGATATTCCAGTTATATTCAAAGCTGCAGCAATGAAAAAAATCAGTTCCCTACGTTATATGGAACCAGGTTCCGGAGAATTTTATAAAATTAAAAATTGGGTTGATACCTTTATGAGAATTCCGTTTAGTAAAATTGAATCTCTACCATTGAGTATAGAAGACGGAGTTGAAAAATGTCATGATTTTATGGCTAATGCTCAAAAAACATTAAATGATGCTGTGTATGGTTTAAATGACGCTAAAATGCAGATTATGCAAATGTTAGGTCAACTAATTACAAATCCACAGGCAATTGGTTCTGCTATTGCCATTCATGGACCTCCGGGAACAGGTAAGACCTCCCTAGTCAAAGAAGGAATTAGTAAAATATTAAATAGACCATTCGCATTTATTGCCTTAGGAGGTGCTACAGATAGTAGTTTCTTGGAAGGTCATGGTTACACATATGAAGGTAGCACTTGGGGAAAAATTGTTCAAATATTAATTGATAGTAAATGTATGAATCCAGTTATATACTTTGATGAATTAGACAAAATTAGTGATACGCCAAAAGGCGAAGAAATTGCTGGTATCTTAACACATTTAACTGATACATCACAAAATAGTCAATTCCATGATAAATATTTCGCAGAAATTGATTTTGATTTAAGCAAATGTTTATTTATATTTAGTTATAATGATGAATCAAAGGTAAACCCTATTCTAAAGGATAGAATGTATAGAATTCAAACTAAGGGTTACAATCAAAAGCAAAAATCCGTTATTTCTAATGATTATTTATTACCAAGAATTAGAGATCAGGTAAAATTTGCAGCAGATGATATTATCATTCCAGATCAAACATTGCATTATATTATTGAAAATCACTGTAATAAAGAAGATGGAGTTAGAAATTTGAAAAGATGTTTAGAAATAATTTATACAAAATTAAATCTTTACCGCTTAATGCGTCCAGATTCAAATTTATTTGAAGAAGACATGTCATTAAAAGTTGCATTCCCTTTCACTGTAACGAATGAAATAGTTGATAAAATGATAAAAAAAACTGATGGATTAAATCCTTCATTGTATCATTTATATTTGTAAATTATATTTGTAAATTATATATTTTTTTAATTTACTATATTAATATATTAATGGGAGCAGGCAGTCACGGAAAAACAAGCACTATTTTTTATCGTAGAGGTGTTCCTAATCAATTTATAGATTTTGGTTTAATATCGTCTGGGAATTATGCTGTGTTTCAACCTGCCAGACCAGGTTTTTTTACTCCTTTCTTTAGAAGGAGCATTTCTAATTTTATTTCTATTTCTAGATAAAATATATTATATAATCTCAATATAACAATGTCCAGATTTAGTAGTGGAAAGATAACATCAACTGCAATATTTTATGATCGTGGTGTGCCTCCTACAGGAAACAGTTTTGGTATTTATCCAACAATAAATTTTGAAATTTTAAAACAAATATATAGGCATAATATTAGAAATAATATTAGAAATAATAGACCTTTTTATTCTTTTACTCAGAAATAAGTATAGAATTTATTTATTTATTAATTATATAATGATTTCATATTTTTCTGAAATAAATATTTATTTGGATATGATAAAACAATATTTAGAAACAACATTTAATTATATCTTTAGAAATATTGCCGGTTCATTTCCAGCAATTGGATAAATTATTAAATATTTTTTATAAAAAAATATTTAATTATATTATCATGACTCTTTTTAATTTTGACGAGGTTACTTTTGGATTAGGTATAAAAGATATCCTAACTAAAATTGTTGGAGCAGGTGATGATAAGTTTTTAAGACGTGAAGAGATTGATAGGATTTCTGCAGATCTCGTAAATTTAGTAAGAAGATCTAAAGATATTAATCAACTTTATACCGAAGTTTATGCGGTGGTTTTAGATGCTGTAATTAGACATCTACCGCCAGGGTTTGGAGAGAATTTATCAACTAATGTTGAAAAACTCCAACAAATAGTTGATTGTTTAAATCAATACATTACAAATATTTTTTCCAATTTATAGATAATTAGAATATCTTATATATATTATTGTATCTTTATAATTTTTGTAAAATTTATAAAATTTATAAAGAATTATTCAAAGTATTTATTTAACTTTTCATAACTATCTGGATTATTCTTTTTACAAACTTTATGACAATTAAATCCAAGAACCATATCACAACCTGCTGATCTAGTGCAAATTTCTAAACATTCATCTATTTTTTTTACCCATCGTATACATTTCTCATTGATTATTTTAGAATCATCTACTTTTATAAAATTTGGGTTATCATCATAATTCATTAAATATAAATATAATATTATTTTTATCTTTAAATTATTTTAACTTTTAACTTTTAACTTTTAACTTTTAACTTTTAACTTTTAACTTTTTAACTTTTAATATTCAGAATATGGAACATTATTTCCACCGCGATCTCTTAAATAATTATATTGTCCAACTGTCATGCAAGCACATCCTGTACTTGTTGAATAAGCATTAGGACAACATTCAGGTTTAAATTTTGTAGTTGCAAACATATCCAATTCATCTTTCGGTAAAGGAATTGGTTGCTTTGGACGATCAAAAATTGCTTTAACCCCAGTATCAGGAGTTGTTCCAGGACTATAAGTTAACGTTGGCATTGACCAAGTTGAAGGATTCATAATCCAATCTGGAGTTTTTGCACCAGCAAATTCTGGACCAGCCGAAGAATAATTTGCTCCTGAGAAACCTTCCCTAAAATTTAAATTAAATTTACAACATGAACATAACATATGACCAAACATAATCCAAAAAATAATAACAATTAGAATCAAAACTTCTACCCTTAATTTATAAGAACCGATAGATATTTCCATATTATACATATTCTTTAGATAATATTTTTATTTGGTCGGGTTTCTAGAATTGAATCTATATTGTAATTATAATCAGGATAAATATTTGATCCCATTTGAAAATATTTATTTGAAACTAACAAATTATAAAGACATTCACTTTCATCATTTATATCAATACAAACATCATTTTTTCCTAAATTATTTTTTTTTAATTCCACCATCCCATAAATTAAATCACCCGAATTTAATATATCTCCTACGGTTATTTTTTTTAGCTTCTTATCACCTGTTAGTAACTTTATTTTCATATTACCATTATAACCATAATCCAATTTCTTTGAAATATTTTCTGGTTTTTCAATTCCTTTATAATTTAAAATATATTCTAAACTTTCATCATATATTTCATCCCAATCTGTAAATATCATATTATTTAAAACTATTTGTTTACTGGTTGTATTCAAGCAATATAAATATGGTTCGTCATAATAATTTATTCTTTTAGCTTCAGGATGTTGTTTTACTTTTATCCATTTTTCTTTGTATTTTACAATATGACTCTCACTAACAACTATACCATTCAAATTATACATTTCCAAATTTTTTGATAAAACTTTTATTTTTGCTGTAACAATTGACCCATCTATCAATGAATCACCAGGTTTTATATCTTTTATATATTTATACGTTCTATTTTCTAAAAATATATGTGTTCTTTCATCAAAACATCTTAGACTAGGAATTGCTGAACTTTTTATATGCATGACTTCTGTCATAAAATATGTAATAATTGCTAAAGGCACCGATATAGCTAAAAAAACTGCTGTCATTGATGTAGCAACGGGCCAACTAAATGGCATTAACCATAAACCTGCTATCACAATAACTAAGGCAACTAAAATTTTAACTATTAACTCCAATATTGCTCCCATTAATGTTTGTAAAGTATAATATGAACCAAGCATAGTATATAATCCTGAAACCATGATTCCCTGCACTTTATTAAACGAATCCATAACAGCTATAAAAATTTTTTGAATCGGAATCATGACATTTAAAATTCTATTTAAAACATCCGAGGCAAAATCAGAAATACCATTTCTCAATTTATTAAAAACACCTCTTATTTGCTGCACAGCCTCAGTCATCTCTTTAAAAATATTTGTTAATGATGACATCATAAATTGAAACGGTTCTAGTGCATAACCAATAATATTTGTTAATATATTTTGCACACAATATTGAAAGTTTTCGCTTGTATATTCTATAGCTGATTTTCCTTCAGGATGTGTAATAAAACCTGCTACAACCATATTTTGAGGCTTACATCTTTGGTTTGTCCAATCATTTGCAATTTGATCTTTAGATTGCATAACATTGCAATAAGAGAAAATTACAAATACAAATAATGTTATAAAAATAAATATTATAACTGAATTACCATAAAGATCTAAATAAGATAATTTATCATAGGTTTCATTTATAAAATTTGCTGTTACATCAAAATTGTCATTATTTAGATTATTATTCATTTATTATATAATATATAAATGGATAATAATAACTATTTTATAACCGGAATAAAAATTCTTAAATACTTATTCTATTAATTCGTCATCTTCCCAATCCCAAAAAAGTTGTTGTCCTATTCTTATTTTTCCTGTTGTTGTGATAAGACATGAAAACCAATCTGATTTTATTTCTTCTTGTGTAAATGCATATTTACTATCTTTAACTTGAATCCACTTCTTAAATTCTTTATCAAAGACAAAATGATCGCCTGTTACATAAATATGATCACCATTTACGCCGCCATTAATTTTATAAAATGGCTTCCCATTAAAATTAGCAATTTTCATAACTGAGAATACTTTTGCCCCATCACTTAACTCGGCACCTAAAGGTAAATCTTTCATTAAATAAATTTCTCCATTTTTCAAATTTACCTTAGTATCAGGATGAAAACATGATCCTAATGCTCTTACTAATTGTCCTGGAGGTCCATTCCAAGTGCTATTCATAGTTTTTATAGAACCATCTAAAACATATAAAATTGTAGCAACTATTCCAATTATTTTTCCCATCATATCTTTAATACTAATGATAATCTTTTGAAATGCAATTATGAGATTATAAAAAACACCAAAAACACTTTCAATTATTGAAGAAACAAAATCTCTTATATTAGAAACTACTTCACGAATATCATTTATAGCATCACTTAAACCTGTTCCTACAGAAGATAAAGCTGATACCATATAATTTAATGGTTGGAGTAAACTTCCCATCAAATTCATTTGACTATTTTGAACACAATATGTAAAATCGTTCATAATGTTATCAGAAAAAAACCAATAAGGAGGGTTACATCTATACAATGGCCAATTTTCTTTAATTTCTAATGCTGATTTAAAATACATCATTACTGTAATTTGAGCAATAAACCCTAAATTTACATAAATAAGGTTTAAATAATTTTTCATAGTTGGCATAATCTATATTATTATTATATATATTTATTTTCTAATTTTATTTCTGACGTCTAATAGTTCTTCTATTTTTTCTGGATTTTTTACCTTTCTTGGAATTTTTTGATTTTTTCTTACAATTTCTCAGTTTCTTACAATTTCTTGATTTCCTTCCTCCACTTAAGCATTCCCATTTTGGCCAATACCCCCCTCTTAAACTTCCTCCAGATAATGTCTGTTGTTGTATAAGCGCAGTATCATCTGGATTTTGAGCTTTATCATATACAGCCTGTGATTGTTGATTTTGTGCTAATTGAGTTAAATCTTTGTAATTAGAACCAGTTAAAGATGAATTAGGAGCTCCGGATGGAACTGGAGGCACTTGAACCATTTGTGCTCCACCACCTCTGATTCTTCTTTTTAAACCAGCTCCAATCAAAGTCATTTGATTTTTTGCTTGATTTTGTTGAGTAATAATTCCAGCACTCATAGGACTATTTGCCCCTGGAGGTAAAGGTGTAAATTTTTGTGCAGGCATTGCAGTAGATTGGGTAAAAGGTTGAATACTCATTTATATATGTAAATATTTAAAAAATAAATAATAAATAATATAATTAGTAAAAAATTTAAAAATAGTATTCTAAATTATATATACTATGGATGATAATCAGCGCCTTCAATTACAAAATATGATTTCAGCAAATAATGTAGAAGATAAAACAGAACTAATAAGAAAACTTAAACATAGTCATATTTTACGAGAGGATGTAAATAATTTAATTATGTTGAAAGCTAAATATCCATTTGACGAAGATGCTGTTCATTTAGAAGGTATGTCAGAATGTAACTTTTTATTTACCTATTATACTGATATTTATAATAAGATTAGAAAAGATGAGATAGATTTAAAAATTTTATTCAAGGCTTTAGATGTATTAAGAGATATTGAGGATAGTAAAATTGATCAACATGAGGGAGCTTATCAATTTGGTCTTCTATTAAAAAGAATTTATGTAGATAGTGCATTAAAAAAGGCTGAAAAATTAAATGAAAGTGATTCAAAAACGTCGCCTGAGTATAAAGGACCACAAATAGAGGTTTCTTGGAATCAATTTAAGAAGATGAAAGGTAAAATGAATTAGCTATTTATTTATTTTTTATATTCCATTCCAATGGAGAATTATCAATAATAGATAAAGAAATTTTAATAATTTTATTAAAGAGTTTTAAATCAGAGATTTTTGTTTTTAGAATAAGAAAACATTCTTCAGCTAAATTATATTTTTCATCTATACAATAATCAATTAAATTACTTACAATAGTTTCTAATATTTTATCATTATTTAAATAATTTTCAAGTAGAGATATTTTTTCATATTCTTTATAAATAATTATTGTTTTATTATCCATATATTAAATTTAAAATCATTAAAAGAAATGATTTTAAATCAATTTTATTAAAAATAATTCTACCAAATATAATATTAAAAAATTGATTTATTTTTATTACAGAATTCCACTTTAAATAACTTTCAAAAAATGTATAAACTTTTATATAAACCGTTAGATTGGGTAAATATAAATAAACTTAATTGGTATGAATTATCAAAAAATCCAAATGCTATTCAATTTTTAGAAAAAAATCCTGATAAAATTAATTGGTATGAATTATCAGGAAATCCAAATGCTATTTCTCTTTTGGAAGCAAATCCAGATAAAATTAATTGGGGGGTTTTATCAGCAAATCCAAATGCTATTCATTTATTAGAAAAAAATCAGGATAAAATCGGGTGGTTATGGTTATCAGAAAATCCAAATGCTATTCATTTATTAGAAAAAAACCAGGATAAAATAGATTGGTGTATGTTGTCAAAAAATCCAAATGCTATTTCTCTTTTGGAAGCAAATCCAGATAAAATTAATTGGGGGGTTTTATCAGCAAATACAAATGCAATTCATTTATTAGAAGCAAATCAAGACAACATTGATTGGTTTTGGATATCAGAAAATCCTAATGCTATTTCTTTGTGGGAAAAAAATCAGGATAAAATTCGTTGGTCGTTTTTATCACAAAATCCAAATGCTATTTCTCTGTTGGAAAAAAATGTAGATAAAATTAATTGGGATAGTTTATCAGCAAATCCAAATGCTATACCTTTATTAGAAAAAAATTTAGATAAAATTAATTGGGAATATTTATCAGAAAATCCAAACGCTATTCCTTTATTAGAAAAAAATGTAGATAAAATTGATTGGGATAGTTTATCAGCAAATCCAAACGCTATTCCTTTATTAGAACAAAATCAAGATAAAATTTTTTGGGAATATTTTTCATCAAATCCGACTATATTTGAAATTGATTATAAAACGATGAAAAAACAAATGGTTGATATCTTTTTGGAGGAATTAATGATGGTTGTCTTCCATCCAAAACGAATATCAGAATGGTTAGATGCTGGTTTTGAAGATTTTTAGTTTAAATAATATTTCATTTCTTTTTAACTAGAGGAATAGTTTTATTCGTTTTATTATTATTCGTTTTATTTTTATTTCTCTTATTTATTTTATTTCTTTTATTTTTCCTTGATTTTATCTTTCTTTTTGTTAAACCTCCAATCATTCCATTATATAAATTATTTTTTATATTATTTGCTAATGGTAATAAAGGATATTTATTTGGATCTGCATCATGTAATTTAGACATATTATGAATATTTTCATCAATAGCTAATTCTCGCTTTTCAAATAAATCATTTATCATTATGTTATCATTTTCAGTGATGCTATTGTTTAAAATTTGTCCATCATAATTTCCGCAAACCCAACTGTAATATTTATAATTTAAAATTTTTGTATGATCTAATTTACTATTATAAGGTTTACATAATTCAGCTAATGCACCAATATAATTTTTTTGTTGTATTTTTTCTTTAATAGAATTTAAAATATCTAAATTTAACTTTGTAGTTCTACCAAAATCTATTAAAATCGGAGAAAATTCTATATCTTTAAAATAAGTTTTATCTTGTTGAATAAGTATATTTCCCTTATGAAAATCATTATGATTGTATCCAGTTTCTAACGCTAATTTTAATAAAGCATATCTAGATATATTATTAGCTATCTGTATTTCTCTTTTAATAATATCTATATCTTTAATAGAATTAATGTATTTTTGATCTAAACTATTATTTATTTTTTTTATGTCTTCTTTAATTGTATCTATATTTTCATTTTTTTCATAAATATAGTGAAATAAAGTATTACTATTATGAATCATTTCCATAACTATTATTCCAATATCATTATTAAAAATAATATTATTTTCAATAGGAAACGGTAAATTATCTGCTTTTTTTAATAAATTTAAAATAATATTTTTTTCTGAATAGTCTTTTATTATTTCAGCGTAAATAATAGAAGGACAGAGTGGTTGCATAAAGTTTACGGTTTTAAAAAAAATATCTGTTTGAATATTTGTTTCATCCTGAATTTGTCCTTCAGTAACGCATGAAAATGTGTGATCTCCTAAAGTTAATTCTAAATTTTTAGTAGAGTTAACAAATTGTATTTTAATAAGTAAGCTTTTTACTATTTTACCATAGTTTTCATTTGGCGACATTTGTTTATAGAATTTATCCTCATTACTATAATCTAAATTATCTGGTAATGTTAATAAAACAACAATACCATATCTTCCAAAAGATATAATTGTAATTTTATTAAAGTTATTCAAGTAATGTTTAAATATTTCCTTAGATAATGATTGTTTCAAGTTTGGTATCATTATCCCGCCACCGGTTTTATTTAACATATTATTAATATATTTATAGATAAATTTTTTATAAAATTGTTATAAAAAATTTATAAAAAATAACTTATTTGTCAATAACAGTTTCTTTGACAATATTTTTTATAATTTTCAAATAATTTTTGTTAGTTTCTTCTTGGCTAGATCCAGACATGGATTCCTTAACAATGTTTAGATATTTATCATTTTGTTTGGATTCAGAATTATTAAATTCTGGATGGTCCTTAGTCCATTCTTTGATTTGTTTCATATTTTTATGAGCAACGTGTTTAATAGCCTTGGTTAAGACAATTTTATCATCAGTTTCTTTATTCCATTGATCTTCATCCTTAATATATAGAGTTTCTCTTTTAAAATCAGAACAATGAATAGGTCTATCAGGAATGTCAATATTTTTCAATCCATTAATAAATATTTTGGAAATGCCTTCTGCAAAACCGAGTCTTCCTGTCTCTTCTAAATCATTTGAACTAACATTCAATTGATTAACAAAATCCATAATATTCATAGCATTTTTGCAGGTTTCGTTCAAGAAAACATTAATATTAAAGCTATTATTAATAGTATTATTATTATTATTTCCACTATTTTTTGCTAGTTCTATCATTTGTTTATTTTGTTCAATCATAAGAGTTTTAAATTCTGAATTTTCTTTCATAAGATAATCTAATAATTGCTCTTGTTGTGAATAATGTTTTGAGAAATTATTATCATCATTATTAAAGTTATCACATTTTTGTTTATGTCTCCATAACGACGTCCTACTGGTAAGAAGTTTTCCGCATAAACATGAGAAACTTTTTTGAGAAAGTGCCGCTTTTGTTTCATTTTTGTTCCACTTATGTTTCTTGGTCTGGAGATGTCTTTCATAATCATTTTTTTTACACGTATTAAAGTCACAATCTTTGCATGAAAAAACTGGTGCGTAAAATTGCGTAAAATTTGTTTCACTTTGTTTCATAATGTTTCCAAAGAAAATATTTTTAAGTATTTTTCAAAAAAATTACAATAACAAATTAAAATGAATAAATTTCATAATTTAGAGCATTAAGCTTTGGAATCTGTGTACAGAGGGTCTTTTTCAAGACTTTTTTCGGATTTTCATTTTTGGACATTTATTTTTGTCCATTTTTGAAAACCCAATGACTTTTGTAAAAGACTTTTTGCCAATTTCCATATTAAGGTTTTTGGAAAATAGCTATTAATTTGTGAAATTGTCTTTAAGTAGGTTTTTTGTAAATATATTAATATATAATTTTAGAATTGAGTAATTACTTTAAAAAATATTATGTTTAAATAATATATGGAATTAGTAAAACGAATTTGTAAATCTTATAAATATTCATTAGATGAAGAAAATTATGATAATAATTCACAAGATAGTATGTGGGTTTTTCACATTAAACCTATAGTAAATGATATTTTATTAGATTGTTATAATAATAATATTTTAAAAACATATTATAATTTATCAAATCCATATAAAAATGATATAACTTATGGTTATGATGATTATTTTTTTTTCAAATCATTTAAGGAATTGGAACATTTTAATCAGGGTATAAAAAATAGTCTTTTTAATTTATGCAAATCTTTAGGTTTATTAAGAGTATTTAATCCAGAAGGCGGGATAAACAAAGACAATACAATGGATGTTGAAGAAGCATTAATAGCTTTAGACAAATATTTTGGATTTACAATTGATTTTCCAGAAATTTTTGAAAAAGAAGATAAATATAATTGGGTTTCCTATGTAAATATGAATAAAGATTTACAAGATGCAGGAATAATTACTGAAGAAGCTGCTAACGATCATTATAACAATTACGGTAAATATGAAAACAGAAAATATAATTCAGACTTAGGATTATATTCAAGTCGTGGAATAATTAAATGCCGATCAATTCAAACTTTACATTTGGTTTCAAGAATGAAAGAAATATTAAAAGATAATATTATAAATTCTACTATTATTGAGATTGGAGCAGGACTTGGAAGAAATGCATATTATGCAAAGAAATTAGGCGTTAAAAAGTATATTATTATTGATATTCCAGCAACTTCCATAATGAGTTCTTATTATTTAGGTAAAACACTTGGTGAAGAAAATATAACATTATATCCTGAAACTAGTGATAATTATCTACATATTTTACCCCCAAATAAATATACCGATAATTTAAAGGCTGATCTGATAGTTCAATTTGATGGTTTAACCGAAATGGGAATAATTAACTCTGAAAAATATATTAATAATTTTACTAAAATCTCACCATTATTTTTATCAATAAATCATGAATCTAATAATTATACAGTTAATGAATTATATAACAAAAATAAAGACATTTCACGAATTTATAGATTTCTATCATGGTATAGGGATGGATATGTAGAAGAACTCCTGCAAAAAAAATCTGTAAATTAGAATTAAAACTTGGAATCAAATCCTATTTTAAAAATTAATAAATTTTTTAATTTTTTAATTTAAAAACAATCTATATATTAATTAAATACATGACTATTCAATTTGTTATCATACCTTCTTCTCAAAATTTTCAAAAAGATGCTATGATTGTTAAATATAAAATAGAAAGTTCTATACAAGTTGATTCTTTAATTGATAATGAATTTGATAAGAATATACAAGCTAGAATCAATAAATGGAAATCACAGAATTATGATATTATCTTAATTAATGATAATTATAATGAATCTAATAATATTTGTTTTAGTTTTTGCGAGAAAGGTTCACGATTTAAAAATATGCAGTTACAAGAATTTATTGATATCGTTGAAAGTTATGAAAATGATGATAAAGATGGAGATCTAGAAGAGGAAGTTAATGAAAATAATATTGGCGCTGCAAATTGCAATATCATGTAATCAAATTACCAAATTACCAAATTACCAAATTTTATAGAATTTATAAAAATAATAAAGACATTTTTATAAATTATAATAATGACTAATTCATTAGTAATCGTTGAATCACCTGCTAAATGTAAAAAAATAGAATCGTATTTAGGACCGGGATATAAAGTAATTGCTTCTTTCGGTCATCTTCGGACCATTACAGGTATTGATTCTATTGATGTTGCTAATGGGTTTTCAACAAAATTTTCAATTATTCAAGAACCTTTAAAACTCAAACAAATTGAAAAAATACGGAGTGAAATTGCGAAAGCTGATGATGTTATAATTGCTACAGATGATGATCGTGAAGGTGAAGCAATTGGATGGCACATTTGTGAACTATTTGGACTTTCAGTTTTAAATACTAAAAGAATAATTTTCCACGAAATAACAGAATCTGCAATACAATCTGCTATTTCACATCCAAAAAGAATTAACATGAATTTAGTAGAATCTCAAAAATCAAGACAAATTCTAGATTTGTTAGTTGGATTCAAAATTTCTCCCATTTTATGGGAATTTATTTCTAAGACTCATGATACTAGTTTATCTGCTGGGAGATGTCAAACTCCTGCATTGCGACTTGTTTATGAAAATTATTTAGATATTAATTCCTCTCCAGGAAAATTAGTATATAATACTAAAGGAATATTTACCAATCTAAATTTAGTGTTTGAACTTGACAAACAATTTATTCATGAAGATGAAGTCAAGCATTTTTTAGAAAATTGCAAAACATGGGAGTTTTTATGTAGTACTACATCGCCGAAAAAAATAATTAAAAAGGCGCCTGAACCTCTTACTACATCCACTTTACAGCAATTAGCGTCTAATGAAATGAATTTGTCTCCTAAAGATACCATGAAATATGCACAGCAATTATATGAAGGGGGTTATATTACATATATGAGAACTGATTCAAAAAAATATAGCAATGAATTTATAGAACAAATCAAAAAATATGTTACTGATACTCATGGTCAACAATATATTAGTCAAAATATTGATAATATTGTTTCTAAAACAAAAGAAACAAAAGAAACAAAAGAAACAAAAGAAACAAAAGAAATAAAAGAAACAAAAGAAATAAAAGAAATAAAAAAAACAGTAGCAGAAAAAAAAGGAATTCCTGCGCCTCAAGAAGCACATGAAGCTATTAGACCTGTAAATATTAATATCAATATGAATTTATTAGAAGAGAGTTTACCTATAAAAGTAAAAAAATTATATTATATTATTTGGAAAAGAACTCTTGAATCTTGTTTAGCATCTGCTCAATACAATTCAATTAGTGCCAAAATTCCTTGCCCATTAGAAACAGAATTTATTTATAAGACTGAACAACCTATTTTTCTTGGTTGGCAAATAGTAGAGCCTCTAAATGATAAAAATAATACATCATATTCATATATTTCTAATTTAAAACTTAATACAATTATGACTCCAAAAAAAATAGAATCCAATTTTTCTATTATTGAATTAAAATCACACTATAGCGAAGCTAGGTTAGTTCAATTATTAGAAGATAAAGGTATAGGAAGACCTTCTACATTTGCTTCTTTAATAGATAAAATTCAAGAAAGAAAATATGTTACCAAAAAAAATATAACTGGTAAACAGATTTCATGTAGTGATTATACATGGTGTGATAATAATGTTTCATCTGTCCAATTGACTAGAGAATTTGGCAATGAAAAAAATAAATTGGTAATAGAGCCGTTAGGTATTATAGTAATTGAATTTTTATTGAATAAATTTGATACATTTTTCAATTATGAATATACTAAACAAATGGAAGATAAATTAGATTTAATATCAAAAGGAGAAAATAATTTATATAGTATTTGCTTTGATTGTCATAACAATTTAATAAATAGAATAGATGAAATTGAGATTACTAAATTTAAATTAGAAATTGATAATATTCATACATTAATAATTGGAAAGCATGGCCCAGTAATAAAATGTTGTGACAAAGATAAAAAGGTTTCATTTTTACCTGTAAAAAAGGATTTAGATATGAATAAAATAAAAAATTTAGATAAAATAACATTGGAAGACGTTTTAGATAATTCATTTTCTGATGGTGCAATTGGCAAATACAAAGGACAAGATTTATTTATTAAAAAGGGTAAATATGGAATATATGCCCAATGGGGAAAAGAAACAAAATCTTTGACTAAAGAATTTCCAGATACTATTGATTTAAAAGTGATTAATTATATTGATGTGATTCGTATTTTAGATAAAGATACTGTATTAGATTCTTCAAAACCAATTGGATTAGTAAGAGAATTAACTCCATGTTTAAGTATAAGATCTGGAAAATTTGGAGACTATATTTTTTATAAAAAGCCTCGGGCAAAAAAACCCGATTTTTTAAAATTAAATGGGTTTGATTTAGATTATAAAAAATGCGATAAAGATTTATTAATAAATTGGATCAATCAAACCTATAATTTACAGTTTTAAAAAAATATTATAGTAATAAATTACTATTTATAATTATATTTATAATTTATAATTATAATTATTATGGAAAATTATGAATACATTGGCTATTTAGGATCTTTTTTTGTTACAATAATTTTAATACCTCAAATATATCATATATATATTATTAAAGATGCGTCTTCTATTTCAACTGTTTCATTTATATTAAATATTATTGCTTCATTATTAATGCTTATATATGGATATTTAATTAAGAAACCTCCTATTATATTATCAAATTTAATGATATTAATTTTCAGCATAATAATGATTCTGTTAAAAAAATATTATAGTAATAACAAAAATGAGGAAAATAAAATTTTACCAAATTAATTTAGGGAAATGATTGAACTTGAAATAAATCTGCTGCACCTCTAATACTATAAGATCTCTCTTGTTGAGGGCGTAACAAACTTAATTCTAACATAAATGAATATTCAAACTGTCCAAAATCAACAATTTGATTATTATGATATCTTAATTTAATTTTTAACCTTCTTAATCTCTCAGCAGGAGGATTAAAATATTTGTAGGGAGCCATATCAGTATCAAACCATTGAGAAATTGGCGTGGTAGGAATGGCTATTTTTGCAAAAGATGAATTTACAATTCCATTTGTATTGTTAGTTGTAATAGTATATGGAGATAAATTCCATGGACTTGTCTCATCAATGCAATTTAAACCATCAATTTCCATATAAAAATAAGCTGGTCCCATAAAACTAATTTTAAATGGTGCTTTAATAAAATATACTGTAGCTCCGGGAGCTCCTGGTAACAACCAATAACCATTATCATTTGTTCCAGTAACATCTCCGTAATAAAATCTAGGAACATTGGATTGATTGACAGAAATATCAACAGCTGAAGTCCTAGTTAGATTTAAATCAATAATTTCTTTAGAAAGGGTTTCTTCAACGTTTAATGCTGTAGTGGAACAACGAGTAAATCCTAAATACGCTGGTAATCCCCAATCCTGAAAATCAGGTAGCATATTTTTTCTAATACAAGATGCATCAACAAAATCTTTTTTGAAAAATATATAAGAATCATTTGTTAAAACAAATCTATCAGTTGTATTACCAAACCATAATTTTTGTTCAACGGTATTATAGACAATTCTAAATCTGTCATAACCGTTAATATTAAATTGAGCTATAAATTCGGTAGTATATTGGGAATTTGATTTGAAGTAATTATTAATTTCATTTGTTATGCATTCATTAAATTTGTTAGTTAATTCAATAGACATTTGTGTAGGATTATAAAAGCCTGGTTCAATAATAATAGCAAATTCTTTATCTAAAGAATTATATAAAGCGGCAAAAATACCTTCTAATTGAGGATCACTAACATTAAATTCGCCAGGATTATATAAATTACTAAATTTAAATGTCATTGAAACATTATAATTTAAAATAGAAAATACATTATAATTTGCTGGAAAAGACCAGGAATATAAACGTGCAGAAGCTATATTTAAATAATCTTGTGGTAATTCTATTTCAAATAAAGATGCATTAGGATATTTAGAGATATCCCTATCTTCAGAATGTATAGAAACATATTTTCTCTCAAAGAAATATTGATTAGAATTTGGAATAAGAGGATGATTATTAAATAAATTTTTAGAACTCATATATTTAATAAGTATTTTTTTTTTATATAAATATTAAAAGAATATATATATAATATTAATAAATGGCAAATTATGGAGGAAGACAACCAAATAATACTGCATATATAAAAAATTTTGTTTTTGGTAATACAGCTGTTTTGTGGAATTCATTTCAGTATAATCCAACAGGTTCTACCCAGTCAATAGGCGTTTTAACACCAGCTTCTCCATCATATAATAGTGTTTATATTCCAGGAAATTTATATGTTGATGGTAGTATTATAAATCCATCTGATATTAATATAAAAGACAATATTGATAATATAAATTTGGATAAAACTAACAAATTATTAAATATTGAAGCTAAGCAATTTACATTTAAAAATGATAAGTCAAACCAGTTGCATTATGGTTTTATAGCTCAAGATTTTGAAAAAGAAATACCGGATCTAATATTTTCTAAACCTGATTTAAATAATTATTCAGAAGTTAAAGCAATTAATTATTTAGAAATAATACCATTGTTAGTGCATAAAATTCAAATAATGCAAAAAGAAATAGATGAATTAAAAGAGATGAATAAATTAAATAAAAGAGATGAATAAAAATAATATATTTATATATTAATTATAATGTTTGACAAAGAAGAATATAAAAAAGTTATAAATGTTCCTTTATCAGTAATAATTGCATCATTTGTAATTATTATAATAACAACGGGAATGACAAATAAAAATGGAGTTTCTGCTTTAATAGGAGGATATACTGGTTTATTATTGGGAATAATATTTTTAATTGTATTAAATATTCCTTCTAACAATTGGTTAATTTTCATGCCATTAATTTATGTTATCATCATTGTATCATTATTATTATATTATTTATACGCGTATTTTGGAAAAATATCAGGTGGAAATATTTCATCATATTATAATTCTTTTTCTGTCCTATCTACAATTTTTATAGCAGCACAAATGTCTATTATATTCTCAGCATTCATGAATAATGTGAAACCCGGAGTTTTTTTTTCAAATAAAACATTTGCAATATTATCATTATTGGCAGTAATAAACTTTTTGATTGTGTTAACATTAGGAATAGTTTTAAATTTTTATTCTACTGAAGGATAAAAATAAAAATAAAAAATAATTAAGTTATAGGAAGAAATTTATAAGTAATACCATATTCATATTCAGTTTCCCAAATACCGGATATTTTTAATAAAAAGGTATTATTAATTTTTTCAATATTATCAGAGAAAATTTTTAAGTTTCCATTTTTGAATTGTTCATAAATTTTGAATTGTGGATTTTTACCTATAATATTTGCTTTTTTTAAGATGCCTTCTTCAATAATTTGTATTTGATCTATAACATATTTGTATTTAATAATATCAAATGTGCATTTAAATTTGTTATAATATTTATCAACAGAATTATAATTTATTAATATATAAATATAAATTCCATTTAATACAAAAATAGGTGAAGAATATATTATTCTAATAAAATTACCTTCGTTCATAATGTTATTTTTAATAGGTTCGCAAAAATATACATAATCTTCATTATATTGATCAATATTTTTTATAATATTCATTTTATAAATAATACTGATATGTTTTTAATACAATAAACAATAAACAAATTTAAATAAGTTTATATATTTTATTTATTTAAAGAAATAAAGATTATTCAATATAATATTATGAAATTTTTAGAAACACATTTTGAAGAATATATTCAATCTGTAAATAAGATAAATATACAACCTAAATTGGAAAAAATTGTTAGTAAATTTCCAGATTCAATTAGTAAACTAGGAAATTTAATTTTTTACGGTCCAAGTGGTGTGGGAAAATATAGTCAAATGTTAGTTGCAATAAAAAGATATAGCCCATCGGATTTAAAGTATGAGAAAAAATTAACGATTGTATATGATAAGAAGCAATATTTATTTAAGATAAGTGATATTCATTATGAAATTGATATGTCATTATTAGGATGTAATTCAAAATTATTATGGCATGATATTTACCAACAAATAATTGATATATTATCTGCAAAAACTGAAAAAACAGGAATAATTGTATGTAAGGATTTTCATAATATACACAGTGAATTATTAGAAAATTTTTACAGTTATATGCAGGAAAATAATTCATCTTCAATAAATATAAAATTTATTTTACTTACTGAGGAAGTAAGTTTTATTCCTGATTCAATATTGAATTGTTCAGAAATAATACCTATTAGTAGGCCTTCAAAAAATTCATATATTAAATGCTTAAATAAAAAATTACCTAATGATTTAAATTTAGAAAATATTACAAATATAAAATATTTGCAAGTAAATGTGCCAGAATTAATGTTTCAATATAAGATAATTTGTGATAAAATTTTGAAAGATATGATAGAAATTAAGGAACTGAAATTTTTAAAATTTAGAGATTTGTTATATGATATATTTATTTATAATCTAGATATAACAGATTGCATTTGGTATATTTTAACAAATTTGATCAAGTTGAATAAAATCAAAAGAAAAGATTTTTCTTCTGTATTATTAAAAACATATAGTTTTTTAAAATATTATAATAATAATTATCGGCCAATATATCATTTAGAAAGTTATCTTTTTTATTTAGTAAATATTATTCATGGCTTTTAACTTTTAAGAATGATAAATAATATTAATAATATTAATATTAGTTTATATAAATGCCAACTGCAAATTATCCATTAGTAATAAATAATAAATAAAAATCAAGAGTAAAAGGAGCATGTTGTAATAGAAGCACGTTATCACCATGTGCTTTAAAAGCATTAAATCTAATTCCCCAAGGAAATAATATTACTTTATCATTTAATTCTAACCAAGATAACGAATTAACTAATAAATTAGGAATTAATTCCCCATTCTTAGGAGCTGATGTTGCTTCTTCTATACTTTTACATTCAGATTTAAATACTAATACAAAAACATATTTATGGTTTTTTGGTGATACCTTATATGGAAGTATTGTAAATCAAAAAAGAGTCATACAAACAATACCTCGTAATTCAATTGGTTTATGGACAATAACAAATGACGATTTTGTTAATTCAAATTTTGAACATTATATTGAATTGTATACTAATCAGCCTGGTCAAAATTCTGCTACATTTGGGTTTTTTAGTCCTATTCAACCTGATCCTGCTTCACCAACAGAAAATTATTGGCCTATTTCAGCTTTAATAATTAATAATCAGATATATGTTATATGTGAAAGGATAAATGGTGGTTTAAATTTAGTTGGAATTGATATATTAAAATTAAATGCTTATCCATATAATGATCCATCTCAATGGACTTATGAATATTTATCATCTATTCCAGGGATAACTAATACATTAACTATAGGAAATGCTTTTACAATAGGATCAGATAATTATATTTATTTATTTGGAGCAACTAATAATCCTTATAATGGAATTGTAACAAGAATTTCTCAAAATAATTTTGTAAATGGAAATTGGAATACATTACAAGTATACTCTAATAATCAATGGAAATTATATTATTCAACTGCTATTCCGGATATAATTACAAGTTCTCTAGCTTTGACAAGTGCAGTATACTATTCTACATTTATAAAAAAATGGCTAATATTAAATATTGATGTTTATGGGCCAAAAGTTGGATTATTTTATTCAGATTATTTACAGGGTCCATGGATAGGTCCTATTTTTATCTATGAAATACCATCTGAATATTTGATAAATGATACAATAAATTATTATTGCCCGAATTTTCACCCAGAATTTATAAAAAATGCTAATGAAATATATTGGACATATAATTTAAATACTACAGGAGGGTTTGGAGAATTAGAAACAGATTTAGCAATTTATACTCCAAAAATGATAAAAACAATAGTTAATATTCAAGATACTAAAAGTTGTTATTAAACTAATTAATATAACTACAATATAGAAGTTTTATTAATAAATTATATAACAAAGTAAAAAATGGACATCCAACTAGCATTAGATGAATTAGAGATAGATATGATTAGTTTAACAAAGTTGGATCAAGTATATATAAGAAAAAAATATCATAAAATGGCATTAAAATGGCATCCAGATAAAAATAATGACATAAATTCTTCAAATAAATTTAAAAAAATTAATGAAGCATATGAATATTTATCAAAAGAAATTGATATAATAAATAATTCAAATACTTCTGATCAATTTGTTAGTTCATTTGGTTTTAAAGAGTCAAAAATCTATATTGATATTTTGGGAACATTCATTTCTTCTATTTTTCCTGTTGGAGATAAAAATAGCAATATGTATAATGATATTTTCATTTCCACTATAAAAGAATTAATAACAAATTATGATAAATTATCTCTAAAATACATAAGAAAATTATTTGATCAATTGGATAAACAAAAAGCAATTGAAATGTATAATTTATTATATAAATATAAGGATATTTTTTATATAAAAAATGATATTTTGGAACTTGTTAAACTGATTGTAAAAGAGAAGTATAAAAATGATAGAGTTTTTATACTAAATCCTTCAATTAAAGATTTATTAGATAATAATCTATATAAATTATTTGTTGATGACAAATTATTTTTAGTTCCATTGTGGCATAATGAGTTATATTTTGATGTAATTAATGAGGAAGATTCAGAAATAATTGTTTTATGCCAACCTGATTTATCAGATGAACTAACAATAGATGAAAATAATAATATTCATGTAACACAAAAAATAGATGGAAAAGAATTATTAGGGAAAATAATAAATAAGGAAGATACGAATTTTGTTAGTTTAGAGATAGGAGAAAAGTGTTTTTCTATTCCAATTTCAGAATTAAATTTTAAAAAGGAACAAATATATAGATTAAAAGGCCAAGGGATATCACAAATTTTGGAAAATGATATTTATAATGTTAAAAATAAAGGCGATATTATTGTAAAAATTATATTGATTTAGATATTTATAAAGATAAAGTAGGTATTTTAATACACATTTCATAAGCTTTATTAAAGCCAAATTTTGGATTTGTATCAAATTTAAATAATTTAAATGACGTATGTAGTGATTGAAAATATATATAAGTTAAAAAATTACCATTTGATCCCCAAAATTTAGAATTCTCAGTTTCAGGAAATGGTTGATAGCATAAACATTTATCGTACATATATGTTTTATTTTCTAAACTTAACAATTTAAAGTAATCCCAATCATCAATGTCTTCTTGTTTATAAGATAATGAGTATTTAATAAATTTATCAGAGTAAATTACAGCATGCGTTCCAATTCCAGCAAAAAGTTTTCTATGGTTTTCAAAAGTATTTGAAGTAACAAAAGGTAATACTCCTAAATGATAACAAAATTTTTCATTTTTTTTTGTTTTAGATTTTATAAAATTAGTTATATCATTAGTAATAGATTTATCCAATAATTTTTCGTGACAAATAAAATCATCTTCAAAAATTAAAACATTTTTATAATTATTATTAGCAGCATGTTTTAAGCATGTTAAAAAAGCATCCACTAAATCTAAAGGTGGTTTATCAATATATTTTTGTTTTAAACCACTTTTGAAACCCTTATTATGAAGAATATAAATTTTATTAGTTGTTTTGAATTGTTTAATTTGTTCTAAAATATTTTCATATCTTCCATTATTTTCCAAATGAATAATATAAGTAGCATTAATAACTTCATTATTAAATAGACTAGAAACATTTTCAATTGATTCAAATCTATAGGCTTTATCATTAATAGTATACATAATTATATAATTATTATATATTATTTTTACAAAAATATATAATAATCTAAAATTCAATTACAATATTTTTTTCATCAACTGTGAAAATAGAATGTAATTTAAGTGTAAATTTAGTAATATCAATTTTATTAATATTAAAAAGTTGATCAATAAATAATTTACTATGTGAATTTATATTTATAGTATTGTGATCAAATTTCCAAAAAAAATTATGAAAATCTAATTGCTCACAATAATTTGTTACTTGAATATTATTATTAGTATGTTTAATGCCCCAAGAATTATATGTATATGCTGTAATATTTTCTCCAAAAACGTAATTGTTCACCATGTATCCTCCTAAACAATAACCTAAATATAATTTTTTACAGTCTTTATATTTTTGATTAATTATATTAACTGTTTTTTCAACTCTATTTAAATATTCATCAAGCAATTTTTTACATGTAAATAAATCAAATTTTTCTAAATAATTTATAAATACTGAATCTATTCCATCAAAATAAACAAGTAGTTTTTTATTATTTTTATTATAATAAACTACAATGTATTTATTATTTAATGATAATTCTAAATCACAAGTATAACCATTTTCTATTAAAAAAAAATTATTATAAATATCTTCTCCGTCTTTAAATTTAGAGTTCCAAACATTTAGTTTTTTTAATAATTTTATAAAAAATATATTCATTAAATTATATATATATATAAAATAATTACAAAGTATTTTAATTATGTGTATAAAAAAAAATACATAATTAAAAAGTTACAAGATAATAATTTAAGCATCTACCTTCTTCTTGATAATCTTCTTTTTAGGCTTAACTTCTTCAACAACTGGCTCTACAACCTTTACAACTGGCTCTTCAACCTTTACAACTGGCTCTTCAACCTTTACAACTGGCTCTTCAACTTCTAATTCGTCTTCATCGTCAGAATCAGCAACAATAGTGACGCAAGCACCTTCTGGATCTACTTCTTCCGGCTGAGGCAACGATTTCATCTTTTGAACATCAGTTGCTTTTGGTCTAAGGAAGCAAGTGCCTTCCATAGTCTGTTTTGGCTTTTGAACAATCGCTTGTTTTAAATTCCATGTAATAGAAATCTTACCATTTACAAACCATAATCCACCACATTGTAATAAACAGATTACATGTGTTTTTGGCTTTAAAAATTCTAATGGATTCAAATGAGTATTTGTCTTTCCATTAATATAGAGTGGCTCACCATCTTCATCATAAATTTCGGACTTCCAAACACCAGACCATTGAGGAATTTTAACTGTTAAAGTAGGTGCTTTAGATTCATCAACTTCAGCACTTCCTTTTACCTTCTTTGGATGTCTTAACATAACATTAAATTTTTCATCAATAACTTCAGCACTTTTAATTTCCTTTCCAAACCATTCTTTAGAATAAGTCATGGCATCAGTTTTAATTTTTGTTTCAAGATTTCTTAAAGATTTTAAAAATGCTTCAGCATCAGGATTACTATATTCAGCACTTGGAAATTGTAGAGCCATAGTAAATTTTCCAGTTGGTTTTCCTGTTCCTTGCTCTTGACCTTCTTGTGCACCCCATGTTAAAATAAGTGGTGTAGAAATGGTAAGAGATTCTTTAAAATATTTGTTATATAAATTAACTACTTTGCCGCCTGAAGAGTGAGCTTTAGGGGCAGAATAAGATAAAACATTAATATCAATATTAGTTCCGTCAACGATTGAGTCAGCCATTATAATAGTTATACAGTAAATACAGAGCTTACCTTTAAATCAATTTTTTTTTAATTAAAAATGAGTTTTTTATAATACATGTAGAACAAAAAAATAAAAAAAAATAAATATTTTTATAATTTACATACACACAAAATATAAATATAAATTAAAAAATTTATCCATACTATACAGTGATATATATTATTGAAAAAAGAATACAAAAAGATTTCTATATATTTAATATATAATGAATCAAACTATAAAAAATGAATCAAATAATAATGATTATTTATCATTTTTAAGCGAAAAAGTTTCTAAATATTTACAACCATCAAAAAAAATGGAAAAAATAGATAATGGAATTATGGATTATATTCCAAAATTCGGCGATTCGGATTTTTTATTAAGGTATAATTATAATGTTCAGCAGTTAAAAGTTTTTGCAAAAATATATAAATTAAAAGTTGCTGGTAATAAGATGCAATTAGTTTCAAGAATTTATTCTTTTTTGTATTTATCAAACTCAATGGTAAAAATTCAAAAGATAATAAGAGGATATTTGCAGCGTAAATTAATTAATTGTCATGGACCTGCATTTAAAAATAGATTTATATGCACAAATACATTTGATTTTTTATCAATGGAAGATTTGCCAGAAATTCCAACCGAACAGTTTTTTAGTTTCAAAGATGAAGATGGTTTTATATATGGGTTTGATTTATTATCAATCCATAATTTAATTTACAAGTGTAATGGTGCTATAAAAAATCCTTTTAATATGAAACCTATTTCATCAAAAGTAATTGAGGATTTGCGATCTTTATTAAGACTGAGTAGGCTATTTAAAATAAAGATTTGCACTGAAATTGAAGATGTAACTAAAGAAGTTTCTAATAAAAAATCAATTGAATTAAGAGCGTTATCTCTATTTCAGAATATTGATTCATTAGGAAATTATTCAAATGCTGAATGGTTTTTAACATTGAATAGAAATCAATTGATAAAATTTTTAAGAGAATTAGTTGACATTTGGTCTTATAGAGCTCCCTTAACTTTAGAAACGAAAAGAGATATTTGTCCGCCTCAAGGTAATCCTTTTCAAAGATTACCAAGTTTTAATATATTGCAAACAATGGAAAATTTTGAAGAAGTTCGTAAACATATTTTAGATGTAATAGATAAATTTGTTAATACCGGAATAGATAAAGATAATAAATGTTTAGGTGCGTATTATGTTTTAGGAGCACTTACTTTAGTAAATAATGATGCAGCATTAACTATGCCGTGGTTATATCAAGCTGTTACCTATATGTAAGTAGGATATAAATTTTTAAAAAATTTTAAAAAAGAATTGAATTCAAATTTTTCCTTAGACCATACACAATAAGAAATAATATATTTAAGGCTAAAAACAATTTAAAAAGATACTACATTAATAAAGTATAATAGAATGCCAAGACAAAGCAAATCTACTAAGACTGAGGTCCAAGAGGCCACCACTGTTCCAAATCCAAATGTTGAATCTGTAGCTCCTAAGAAGGTTAAGGCTGCAAAGGCCGCACAACCAGTTGTTCCTGAAGTTGTTGTTGAGCCAGTTGTGCCTGAAGTAGCTGTTGAATCAGATGTCGTTGATCTTTCACTTCAATCAACTGAGTTTTTATCAAAGTTGAATCAATTAGGTTCTCTATTAGCCTCAGTAAAGACTGAATATAGAGTTCTTGAGAAGAAGTGGTCTCGTGAGCTGAAGGTAGCACAAAAGTCACAGGCTAAGCGTAAGAGAAAGTCAGGTAACCGTGCTCCATCTGGTTTTGTTAAGCCAACAAAGATTTCAGATGAACTAGCCAAGTTTTTAGATAAGCCATCTGGAACTGAAATGGCACGCACTGATGTAACTCGTGAGATTAACAAGTATATTGTTGCACACAATTTACAAGATGAGAAGAATGGTCGTAAGATCAATCCTGATCCAAAGCTTCAAACACTGTTGAAGTTGAAGAACACTGACGAGCTAACATATTTCAATCTTCAAAAGTATATGTCTCCTCATTTTGAGAAGTCACAAAAGGCTTTAAAGGAGGCTGCTGCTGCCGCTGCCGCTGTTGACGTTTAAAAAAACAAAACATTTTATAAAAAAAAGAAAATAAAAAAAAGAAAAAATAAACATTTTATAAAAAAAAGAAAATAAAAAAAAGAAAAAATAATAAAATTTTTGAAGCTTTGTTAGCTCAGTTGGTAGAGCGTGAGGCTGTTAACCTCAAGGTCATAGGTTCAAACCCTATATAAAGCGTTTTATTAAATATTAAATATATTTAATAAAAATTGTAAATTAAAGTTTAGAAGTTTATATTTTTTTATAAAGTTTTAATAATATTTTAGTTCTTAGAGTTTTTTTTCTGCGTTAAAATATGAAATTTATTATTTTCTTATTTTAATTTATAATGTGTCAAGGTTGTGTAGGGGATCCTAGGTTATTGAAAGATTCTTTTAGTAAGAAAACTATTTCTGGTTTTGATAATACTGTAGTTGGATTTGGGACAATAGGCTTAGATAATAATATTATTGCTAGTGTTGATATCAGAAATGGGAATGCTAATATTAAAGGATCTTTTATAAATGGTCATTTAAAACTCATTAGAAATGGTATAATTAAAGTCGTTTTAAAAAATTTAAATCATTATAATAATAATAATTCAGTTAAGCTAATTCTAAAATTAAATTTCAACAATAATTTAGATATTCATCAGGAACTAGCTTATCCAGTAGGTTCAAATTATTCTGGACCATTTACTTTATACTTTTGTCCTGATGCTGATATATCTGGAGTTTATTTAACTGATGACCAAATATTAGGTTTATTTCAAACTGATGATATTGAAGCTGGTATTCAAGCTAAAATGAAAGTTGGTAAAATTTTATCATTACCAATATTTCAATTTTGGTCTACAGATAAAAAAAATTCGGTTGCAAAAGCTTTAGGATTAGGTGTAACAATCTCAGGTGCAGCCATAAATCAAATTAAAAATGCTATTACACTGGGTTTTGAATAGAAATTATTTATTTTGCGTTTAAATAAAAAAATAAAATGCGTTAAAATCAAAATCTTTGTAAAGAGTTTTTTCTTATTTTAATTTATAAATGAAAGAATTTCTAGAACTTTTAGAAAGTTTAAAAAGTAATAATCTTTCCTACTTTTATAATGATAAATCAAAATATGGATTTTAAGATGGACTTACTGTAGAAGGCAAATTTAAAATTGAAGGAAAAGAATATAAAGGAACTTTAGATTTAGCACCAGATGGTAAATCAGGGTGGCAATTGAGGGAAGGTTCAATGGTTATAGCAAGAGGAACATATTTTTTACAACCAAATGGTTTTATACAATTAACTGGTAAATCAATAGACACGAAAACAGCTTCCTTCCATTTTCAAGACGGTGTTCCATTAACTGGTGATGTAAAATTAGTCTTGACTAAAGATAATAAATCACAAATATTTAATGGTAAAATTAGGTTTGTAACTAGGGATAATGTTATGACTGGTTTTATTTTCCCTAATGAAATTGCTGTAATATTACCAGATTTTGATCTAGACACTATTGTTGGCTCTATTGATCTAAAAATTATTCTATTCGCAGGCGTCGTTAAAAAAGCGATTTCAGAAGGATTAGACAAAATAGATCCTCACGATATCCATTGGAATCCAGCTACAAAATTAGTAGTTGCAAACCAAATTGCTTTAGCAGGAGCCGGTCTTACAGTCGGAATAGAAAATTTAGCAGGAGCAATAGGAGATGCTTTAAGACCATTATTAAAAAGACAAACTCATTAATGTAATAATATTTTGTCATTGTAAAAAAAATATTATTAAAGATATAAGCAGTTTGCCAAATTACATTTTATGTATGTGCGTTAAAATAAATTAAATATTTTGTAAAGATTTTTTTCTTATACAAATTTATAAAATATGTTTGTAGATCCATTAGGAAAAATTTGGAAGTTATATGGTGAAATTGGTTTTGATAATTCTGACCATGAAGCACTAAATAAATTTTCTGCACTTTTAGAAAAAATTTATGATGAAACAGAAGGTAATGGTGTAAAAAAAGGATGGGTAGTTAACGGTGCAACTCAAGTTAAGATTCCCGGTTCCGGATTAAGTTTTGGAACTGGAGATGAAATTCATTGTGAACCGTTCGCTGATGAAGTAGATAATTTGGAACCTACGGCTGGTGAAGAAGATCAGGTTCCTTTTCATCCAGGTAACTTAAATAATTTTGAAATAGTAACAGATGTTAATGGTCCTATAGCAACAATTCATTATGAACCAGGGAACACTGTTGAAATAAGATTAGGTTTATTAAAAAATGGATTTTTTGTTGGTGAAGTAGCAGCGCCATGGGTTCAACAACAAGGTGATAGACAACAAGGTGATAGACAACAAGGTGTAGCATGGAATGGAGAAATAGATTTGGAATTTAGAAATCAACAAAATAAATTAAGAAAATTTAAATATAACATTTTTTTAAGTGAAAAACATTCTCCAGTTCCAGGATCTCTTTCTCTTATGTTAGTTCCAGATGTTATTAAAGGAGTTGAATTTTCTTTTATTAGTGAAAGAAAGTTAATAGGAGCATTACCTATAACTAGTTTTGTAAAATATTCAAAAGTAAAAACAGCAGTTCAAAATGTCTTTTCTTTAATAGATCCTAAAAATGCGGTTTGGCCAGGAAAAATACAAGACGATGTCGCAGAAAATCTTAGTTTAGGCTTAGCTGCTGCCGATTTTGCCTTCCAAAATTTTAAAGCTGCTTTAGAAGCCGGGGCATTTAACACTAAAATAAGTATGAAATAAGTAGGGTTTAAACCCTACTTTAAGTTTTTGACTACTAATTACAAAAATACAATTCACCTATATGCTAATTTAGAATAAATATTTTATTTATGTGCGTTCAAATAAATAAAATTTTTGCAAACATTTTTTTCTTATACAAATTTATAAATGACAATCACTTTTAGAATTTCTGAATGCAAAGAAGACGATGGATATGGAGACGATCGTGTTGTTATAAGAGACGTAGGCGAAGGAACTTATCCTCATGATGGAGGAGACGAAGGAACTAATCCTCATAATACAGGAGACGGCGAAGACTTAGTAGAAGTAGAAGACCTAGGACAATTTTTAGAAGATGTATATGATGGAACAAGTAAAAGTGGGTTAAAAGCTGACTGGACTATTACAGGTGCCGATAAAATTTTTGCTGAATCCCCTGAACCCACTGAATCTGAGTCCCAATTGGATATTTCTGTAACACCAAACATTATTAATGGTCAATTAGTATTAGAAATTAAATTTAATGATGGAGAAGAATTTCAAATACCAATACAAATCAATGCAGCTGGTATAATATTTGGACAAAGAAACATGAGTTATCAATTGACCCCAATGACTACACAATGGACAGGAAATATTTCTATTAAATTTACAGGTCCAGAAATGAATTCAAAGAAATTTAATTATACATTTTTTGTAGAATTTAATCCCAATTCAAAATCGGTTTCTGTTATTGGTTTACCTTTACTTAATAATGGAATTGGATATCCATTTATTAGTATAAACAGATTATTAGGAAAGATATCTTTATCAAGTATTGCAAAATATGCAAAAGCAAAAATAGCTTTTCAAAATGTCTTTACTTTAATAGATGCCGAAAAACAATTATGGTTTGAAAAAACACAAGAAGATGTGTCTGAAAAACTAGGTCTAGTCGTTGGTGCTGTAGATTTAGCCATGACAAGTTTTAAAGAAGCTTTAACCAAAATTAATCCGTTTACAGATAAAGATCTTATAAAGGGTTTATACCCTATCTAAAAGTTTTGAATAATGTTAGAAATAAATTATTATATTTTATTTAAGCGCGTTAAAATTAAAATTAAATATTTTGTAAATATTTTTTTCTTTTATAAATTTATAAATGAGAGAATCTGCCGCATGGAAGGCTTTTGACGGAACTTCAGAGTCTGGGTTAAGAGTTGGATATACTGTTTCTGGTGCAGGTGAATTTCATGGAACTGATTGGAAAATTGAAGTAAAAAAATCTAAAACGGAAGGAACAGGTCCGGTATTTACTATGAGAGACTCAACAAGAAAAGTAAATTTTAGAGCTAATTTACGTTTGTTACAAAATAGTTTATTAATGACAGAGGGTCAAACAGATGAAACTTTCCAAGATGCATTAACGGAATTAAGAGGCACTGTATCATTAGAAATTCTAGCCCCTTGTGGTAAAAAAACGAAAATTGATTATGATGTTTTTGGAAAAAATAGAAAGTCAGCAGGAACAGCTTCTTTTACATTTATTCCTGCAACTACAAAAATTCCAGCTGGAGTATACGTTACCGCGGATAGAATTGTAGGTAGAATTCCTTTGACTAAAATTCAACAATATATTGATGTTAAAAAGGGTGTTCAAGTTTTATTTGGAAAAATAGATGGTCAAAAAAAAATTTGGCTTGAAGAAACACAAGATGCGGTTAGCGAATCTCTTGCTACAGGCGCTGTATCAGGAACTTTATTTGTTGAAAGCTTGGTAACAACTATTGGGTCAGCTTTACAATTTGCACATCCTGGTGATGGAGATGTTGATATGGCATGTTAAAAAATTGTCTAGATTTATAAATTTATAATAATATTTCGTTCAAAAATTATTATAATTATTTTTTTTGTAAAATAAATAATAATACTATTGTATATATAATGAGTGGAGATTTTACCTTAGTTTCAACCAATACATTACCTAATACAAATACAAATACAATTACTGGAAATATAGAAGTAAATTCGGATGGCAATACCACTATTACTTTTTTAACCCCATTTAATCAAAGTATTATGTTTAGTTCTCAAGATTCATTTTATGAGGACACTTTTAATATTAATAATCCTAGTGATAATTATAATGGAACTTATAGTGGATTTAATAGTGGTAATTCTACAAATGTCTATCTTATTGATGTTAGTATTTCAGGAGTTAATGTAAATATTTATATTTTGTCAATTCCAACATCTGTAACTCTTTCTTATAAATTAAATGATGAACAAATTACTGATCAAGCTGTATTTTCACAACCTTATGATGTCAATCCTCCCAGCCAAAATCCACTGTTAATTTATTATATTAATAATGATCCTAATTTTCTTCCTAGCACTAAATCCCTCTTCCCATACCCAATAAATTTTCAAATAAATCTAAGTGCTAATGCTAATTATTCTCCAATATCATATCAATTAATTATTAACTCTGAAAACGAAGTTAATTATAATATAGAAACATCTAATTTTTTTACCGGCACTGTGACTTATCAAGACTCAACTTATACCTTTAATTTTATTTTTGATAGTTCGCCTACGCCTACTAATACGCTTTCATATTATCAGTATATGTTTTATGCATTCCAACCTACAAATAATGTTTCTATTCCCCCATCTCTTAATTATTCTACTGCTGAAGTGCAAACTTATCAAAATACAAATAGAAGCGCTCTTATGGTTTTAAAAAATTTAGATCCTGAAGATCGTTTTACAAAAATGGTAGAAAAGGAACAAATTGCAAGTGAAGTTGCTAAAATTCAACTAAATGGAAAAAGATTAAATGTAAGTTTAAAAGAAATAGCTAAAATTATTTTAAAAAATGTTAAATGTTAAATACTTTATTTTATTTGTAAAATAAATAATATTAGTATTATTTATATTTCAAAGATGAAGCTTCCCTCAGGTGCAATTGCAACTTTTGATTTAGAATCAGATCCACAAGTTATTTATCAAGGTTTTTATGTGACTATCTCAGGATATATAACCACAACTAATATAATTTTATATTATCAGCCTCCAAATGTGTCTCCTAATACTTATCTTACTTATAATGAAACAGGAAGTTTTAATGAAACCGAAAGTTTTACAGGCTCGGTAACTGATTATACTGTAAATATTCCTTCAAATAATAATTTTTACTCTACAGTTTATACTATACCAGTTAATGGGTCTCGTAAAGCTATAGGAACTATTAGTGATTTTATTTTTTCTAATCAAACACTTGTTCCAAATACTACTTCTTTTTGGAATTATACCGTTACTGGAAAAATAGAAATATATGGAACTTCAGCTACAGTTGTTGATAATGAAATAGCTGTAAACTCCATGAAAATATATAAAATTTTAAATATTATTGACCATGAAAATTTATTTGTAAATAAAAAACAAAAGAAAAAAATTGCATTTCTTGGAGCTTCTATTATAAAAGATAGCAAACAAATAGTAGACACGATTAGAGATAAAAACTAATTATGTTCTATTGGCAATCTTTTCAAAATCTTCAAAACTATCAATTCTGGATTGTCCGAATCTAATTTGTTTATCAATTAAATTCATATGAGCAATTATTAAATCCCTTTTTAAAATATGAGGTTGAAATTCAGTAACTACATCCATAGTAATATTTTGATCTTGTTCTAATATTTGAAACTCACTATTAAGTATATATTTAACACAAAATTCAGCAGTCAACTTTTGTGTCTTTAAAATATCTAATAAACTAACAGCATAAATATTAGTTTTTAAAATATTTAGATCATATTGGTTATTTTGTAAATCTAGCATATTTATAAGAAATAATTATTTTTTATATCCAAATAAAAAATAATATATAAAAATATAAAAAATAATATATAAATATATAAAATAAAATTTTTATACAAATATAAAATCTTCTTCTTTCATAATATTTTTAACCTCGTTTAAAATAATAGGACCATTCATAATTTTTATATTTTTTGTAAAGTGCTGAAATGATTCAATATTTTTTTTATTTAAATCAAACATATTATTAATTTTATCAAGTAATTCAAAATCAGAAATATAATTTGTAGTTAAATGTAACCATTCATAAAAGGATAAATGGCTTTTTGATTCTTTAAATTTACGAAAATATTTCAAAGTATTATTTAAATTTATAAAACCACGACCAGTTTGACAATCGGAATTGATATTATAATCAGTTCCTGACAAAACGCAAATTTCTTTAAATTCTTTTTGTTCCATATGTAATTCTTCCAAAATTCCTTTCATAGAATATAAAACAACAGAATGACTCAATAAGCTCAAATATCGCAACACTCTAGTGCAGCCATAAACAAATAAATCCATATCTTCGCTTAAACAGGCCCAAACCTTTTTTTTAATAACTAATAAAGCACACAATTCATCTGATTCACCAGGTGCATCATAATATGTCGCACCATAAGCTCTAATTAAACTTTTAACTTTCTCAATTTTATCTTTATTAATTTGAACAAATTGTTTTTTCAATAGATCCATTGAATTAATAATATTTTTTTTATCACTATAATTCAATTTATCATCATCAGATTCCAATCTGTATTTAAGGTTATTGTATTCTTCAAGAGCATCTTCTCTATCATCTTTTCTTTTAATTAATAGTGCTCTTTTTTCAGGAGGAGGTTTTCCATCAAATATAAAAATCGGAATTATATTATAATATCTGAATAAAGATAACATAACATAAAAATTTTCTAATAATGCTTCTTCAGATTCATATTTATATAAATAAATACTGGTATCTATAACAATATTTTTGCCAGAAAGATCAGATAAATGAATGCATTGGATTGAATCCAGACAGTTCTCCCTTAAAACACGATTTAAATACCGTATTCCCATTTTTTATATTTTTATTTATCCATTTTAAATAATTGAAATTATAATGTCAATTTTTTTATTTAATTATTTTTTTCTTAGATTTCTTAGATTTCTTGGATTTCTTGGATTTGTTAGATTTCTTGGATTTCTTGGATTTGTTAGATTTGTTAGATTTCTTACCTCCTAAAAAATCATTTACTACTTTCCCAACATCTTTAGGTATAGCAGGCGGAGATTCTTTTGATAATGGTTCTTTCTCCAAAATAGTAGAAATATCAGTGTTTAAACCAGATTCCCATAAACCTTTAATAGATTCAACTCTGGATTTAAATTTAGGAGCATCAACCACAATTCTTTTTTGATATTTAGATTGGTTAGAATCGGTATTATATTTTTTTAGTAAAATATTTAAAACTTGATTATATTTTTTAACAATATTTATATCAGTTAAATCCTTTACTGTATCTTCAATATGAATTTGTGTATCAAAAGACCTTTTCATAAATACATTAAAATCACTATGAATATTTTGTTCTGTAACTAACAACATAACTTGGTCAATTGAAATTGCAAGTAATGAAAGATTGCATATTTGACCATAATTTACTCCAGATACTCCAAATGCTAAAACAGATAAAAAATTTGTTTTTTCCAAAGGATTATTAGAAACGTATAATTGTTCAAGTTTTGTAATGTATTTTGGTAGCAAAGTAATTTTATTATTAGCACAACTTAAAAAATTTAAATCCATATTTCTTACATCCGGTAACTCAGTTATTTCATTATTATCACAATATATATCTTCTATCTCATCAATATTATCAGGAAGTTTAGTTAGTTTATTTCCATTACATTCCAACTTAATAATTCCTCCAACACGAATGTCAATACTAGTAACACCTAAATTATTTGCTACAATCGTTTTATTATTAATGATATATTGGCTATCGGCATTTATAATTAAATTGTTTTGAGATGATTCCATAAAATATGTTAATAAAAAAAACAAAATCTAAATTAGTTTTCTACTTTTCTGTTTCTTTGTTTTCTTATTTTTTTTACTTCGTTTTCCTCCTTCTTTTACTGGAACTTTTGCGTGTAATTCAGTAAATAACTTTTGCCATAGCTCCTGTTCTTGTTTTAAAGCAAAATTAGCTTTTGCTTTTAAATAGTCCTCTCCAATTCCTGGTAAAGCTCTAAGAACATTAATAAAATATTTATTATAAAATTCATCATTTAATTTAAAAACTCTAGTTAATATGGGTTCAAATGCTAATCCAGTTACTCGTTCTTCATTTCCCCAATAAAATTTCCTAATATCTTTGCCCTGAGAGTTTATAGCTGGATCCTCTGTAAATAATCCATGAGAATTAGATGAAAATAATCTACTAAAATAAATTTCACGATGCCATAATAAACTATCATCATTATATTGAAATAGTCTATCTTTACGATTAGGATTCCCATAAGATACAATCATCAAAGGGATTCCTTTAGGTAAATTTTGTATTTCATCCATGTTTAATGGAGTAGGAAAATTTTTATTCTCATTTTCATTTAAAAATTTAGTGATAAAATTTACATCATTACTTTTAACTGTAGAAAATAATGTCCATTTATGTCCTTCATTTTCATCGTTATTGTTTAATATAAATTGTATAAATTCTTTTTCATCTAAGGATAAATTTTCTTGATTATTTTCAAATGCTTCTTTTAACTTATTTAATTCTTCTTCAGTTCGGAAATTAGACATTTTTTATTAATATAATATATATTAATAAAAAAAATTGAAATACTTTTTATTATTGTTAGTAATAGTAATAATAAAAGAATGGAAACTAGAAGTCAAACAAAATTATTGAAAAATGAGGAAACTGTTGTTTTAGAGTTAGAAGTAAATATTGATTTTGATGGGGCTTCAAGAGCATGGAAAGAAAATAAAAAATATATGGGAAATGGAACTTATAAATATATTTGTTCAAATTTAAAAAAAGATGGCAAAATTTGTGGAAAATCATGTTATAAATCTACTGATCAATGTTGGCATCATAATAAAATGAGAACCCGAATATAAAAATAAAAATAATATTTTAACCTAATTCACAAACAGTCATACGTAAATTCTTCATAATAAAGTTTAAATCTTTTTTAGTTTGATATTTTTTGTTAGTTTTGTTTAATAGTTTTTCTGTGCATTCAATATTTTCTAACAAATTTCTTGTTTTATATTTTTTTTCAATAAATTTGCAAAAACTATCTAAATTAGAGGTTGTTTTTTTGAATTGTAATAAAGAAGTGTTATTTAGGTTACACCAAGATAAAAAATCTTGATAATTATTTAATAGAATTAATGTTATTACATAATAAGATAAAACATTAGTTTTTTCTTTATAAAATGTATTTCTTATTATTTCAGATTTAATATTTTTTTCATATAGATCAGTATAAGACATGTCCATGAAATGAAGTATTTTAACAATTTGAAAAAAAGCATAACTTCTTTCAAAATTTATGAAAAATTCAAAATTATCTAATAGTTCATTGATATCATTTTTATTTTTCATAATTGTATAGCTACAAAATAATGTATTCATTATTCTAGCCCAAAATTCTGTATAAGATTCAAATAAATTTACTTCAGATTTCACTGGGAAAATAGATAAAATTTTAGAGTTGCAAGAAGAATTATTCATATCAGAAAAATCCAAAGCAAAATTATGAAAAGTTTCATGCATAAATGCTTTAAACCATTCTTCTTTTCTGAAAACAACAATTTCGGAATTTTTGGGACATGTTCTGGTAAATGCTGTGTTAATATTATTTTCATCTAAAATATGAATATTAGTTTCAGGAAGTTTTTTCAATAAATTAGTATGATAAATATATATTTTTAATGTAGTGGCACAATTTCTAGAGGAATAATCATTAATAATAAATAGCCAAACTAACATAATATCAACATAATTATTGTATAATTCAATTAAATTTTCTGGATTTGATTCTTCAGTAACAAAGAATATTTCAATATCGCGTCCATAGATATGAAATGAATAAGATAATAAACTAAATATATTTTCATCAATATGTTTTCTAATAGGTGAAGGAAATGAATTTGGTGGAAAAGTGCTTGGTTTTGGAATTTGATTAATATTATGAATGTGAGTAATTTTTAATTTATAAAAATTGGATCCCATTTTTGACTTTAAATTCTGAATAAAACTAACACCGTTTAAAATTTCGTGATACAATTTAACAATAATAGAATCAGTTTTTTTAGTTTGTTTTAAGGGATTTATACAGTTATTTTTAGTAAAAAAATACATAAGTTGATAACTTTCTTTGGTAATTTTCATAAATAATTATATAATATGGGTTTATTATTATTTTATTTATATATTTATATATTTAATTTTATAAAGATATAAATATTTGGTTATAATATAAATGGACAATAATTCATCAATTATTATTTTTCTAATAATTATTTTGATAGTCATGGTATTAATTTCACATATTACAATTATTAATACACATCCGCATCGTATAAATCCTGTTCCTATTCCCGTTCCTTCACCTAGTAAATTGATTGGTGGCTGTGCAGGAACAAGATATGGTTGTTGTCCTAATGGTCAAACCCCACGTATGAATCCAACGGGATCAAATTGTTAAAAGGGAAAAAGTTAAAAAGTATTTTTTGAAATTTTATCACGTATAATCATTAAATTATCCATAATTTGAGGAGACCTTCCCCTTCTATGATGCATTAATTTAGCATTTTTAGTTGCAAGTAGTAATTCTTTTAAATCCTCATTTTGTCCAAATTTGGATTCAATAGCAGCTTTTAATTCTCTATCGGATCTATTTTCAAAAAAATCGGCATCAATAATTACATTTTTAGGCCGTATTAACTGACCATTAAATTTGCCAGATTTTGAACCAGCAGCTCTAGCCATTTCCGGACTCTTTGATAAATCAGTTCCCGAATCCAAAGTAAACGATAAATAAAATTCAGGATTATTTTTTTTGAATTTAGAAGCTTGATAATAATTTTCAACAGAAGCCCAACGATGATTATCTAAAGAAAAAGGTTGTAACCAAAAATTGGATAATTTCTTTCTCCATTTGGGAATTTGTGATAAATCTGAGAATTCATTTATAGAACATAAAGGAATTTTTTCTCCTGAACCTTTTCCAGGTTTAGGATCATCTGAAGATTTAGAATAAAACGAAAAAACAATATTATCGTCATAAAGGTTCATAATTCCTAGATCATCAAACGATGGAATGTCTCTACTATTTCCTTTGGCGAGATTTTTGTTATTTTCTAGTTTGAATTTATCAAATTCAGGAATGAAAGAAAAAACGCCAGAATTTTTCTCCATGCATTTATCAACAATCATTCTTTTAATATCGTAAGGTATTTCATGAAAATTATATATCATTTTATTTTTGTAACTAATTAATTTATAATGATTGCCTGTATAATCAAGTATTAAATAAAATTCAGGTCTAAATTCTCCTCTAGATAATATAATTGGATCTACATCAGTTCCACATAATAAAACTCCATCTAAATCTCCAGAATGATATCTACTACTGGATAAAATAATGAATTTGATATTTAATATTCTTTCTAATATATTAATTGTTCTAGCATCGGCCCAAAATTCACATGTTCTAATCAATTTTTTCAAATCTTCCAAAGATGAAATATTTTTCATAAATAAAACATCTTGTATATTTTCTTTGGCAAATTCATTATCTTGTTTTAATTTATCAAATTGTTTTTTAATTTTTAAAGCGGCATCTCTTATTATTAATTGTTGCTCTCTATCAATAGTTGAAATTAATTTATTTTTAAGTTCATCATATTCTTTTTTTTTAATGATAGATTCAGCGCGAGTATTATTAATTTCATTAAAAAACATGGTATAGCGATCATAATAATCATTGAATACTTCTTGTTTAACTTCTTCGGCAACTTTATTTCTAAGTTTAGAAACAGTCGTATCTTGACCTATGTTCGCAAACCCATCTCTAATAACAGCAAATAAACAATCTCCATTGCCTTCATTATCAACAATAGAATAATTAATATTATTCATAAATCTTTGAACCCAATTATCATTTTCTTCGGGTTGATTTTTTTGATCGTGAAGATATTTTTCTCTAATATCTTTAGCAATTTTATAAGTTTCTTTTTTCAAAGTTTCAGGAATATGTGCGCCAATTCTACCAGTAAAAATATCTTTTCTTATTTGTGGAATAAGTATTTCAGTTTCTAAAATAGGATTCTTCTTTTTAGTTTGTTTTTCAGGATTTTTTTCTTCAACCTTAGGCAAAGATTCTTCATCATCTTTTTCTACAACTTTAGCAATTTTATTAATGAAATCTTTTGTCGCAAAACTATATATTAATGGTTCATTTAACCTTTCTATATCTATTAATGAATCTTCATCATAATAATCCACTAGATTTGTGCTCGGAATTTCATAAACACCTATTTGTAAAACTGTGTTATTATTTTTAACTAAATAAACTGGAAAATAAGTAATATTCTTATCTGCAAATGTATTTTTTGGTGATCCTATCGCTATTATTACGCTTAGATCTTTAATTTCTACTTCATAAAGGTTTGACTTTTTATTTAAATCACTATGATCTATTTTTTTTAATTCAGGGTAATTAATTGTGCTATCTAATTTAGATACAACCATATTGTATATAAATTAGTAAGATTTAATATTTTATTATCTAATATTTACTTCCAAATTAAATATTTCTTCATTTTAGTGTTATTATATAATTCTTCCATGTATGCCCATGCTAAATTTCTCTCTTGAACAACTTCATAATTTTCTGGTAAACTTTCAAAATATACCAATGTTGAAATTATATCTTGCTTTTTACATTTAGATGACCTAATATTTTTATCTATTTCATAATATTGACAAATTTTTAATAAATCTTTAATATTATATTCGTGTGAATAATATAATTCATCATTATTATAAAAATTTTTATTTATAAAATATCTTAATTCACTTTTAAGATTTAAATCTAAGTTATCTGATTCTATAAGTTCCTCTAATTCATACATCATTTGTTTTATTTCATCCTCTTTACTATCTTCTTCATTATTTATTTTCTTTTCTTGAAGAAAAAAAGATATATTTTCATTATTTATATTGGAATTCATTTTATTTGAATATTAAATATTATATATTTTAATTCTTAAGTTCTTTTCATTTTCTTTGAAATTTTTTTATATCTCAATTAAATCCATGTATTTAAAAATTGCTTTATTTGATAAACTTGTATAATCTTTTGTTTTACATTTTGCTAATTTTGTAATAGTATCTAATATTGATAAATCATTAATTAAATAATCTGATTCTTTATAACCTTCAAACCTCATAATATCTTTATTAAATAATATAGCAATATTTTCAGTTAACTCATCTACTTCATTTTTTTTATCATTCTCTCCAATATATGACATTATTAACTCCAATAAATTTGAAAGCGTTTTTATAATTATAGTATTTGGCACTACTCCATTTAATGATAAATTAACAAAGAAGGTAGTTACAGATTTACGCTTCTCGTTTATTTTATTCATATCACAATATTTATCATAATCTACATTAGCATCAAAATATTGAATATTTGTATATAATTCATTAATATTACTTATTTTTTCATCAAATATTTCATTTAACCAACTATATTTTTTAATTAATTCTGAAAATAAATCGGCAAATATTTTTGAATAAAATTTATTAGTAGAAGATATTTCATATATCATATTTCCTAATTTTAAGACATCATCTTCTTGACTATTTTGTAAAACAATATTATCTATTTTTTCAAATATTTTTTCCCTCATATCTAAATAACTTCTATCAGTTAATTTATTTAATAATAGACGTATTTGATCAATATCTCCATCAATTCCTGATTTTTGTTCTATTTTTGTTGCTTGAAATGAGCGTATTGATTCCCAATCTTCTGAATTTATTTCCATACCTTTATTTCCACGACGTTTTTTACTATTCGTATTTTTAAATAATGAATTTTCATTCGCCATTTCATTTGAATTTTGAATATTTGATTTAGTAAACTTATTTGATAATAATTCCTGACTTCCTACTTGTGAACATAAATAATTTATAATCGTAAATGATTCATCAGGAATATTATAATTAAAATTACTAAATGAAATATCAGTAAATTCTTTGAGATTGTATCTTACAGTTTCCATCATTCTATTATTATAAATTTAACTATTAATAAATATTTATATCAATTTTTTTTATTATAAATAATAAAAATAAATACACTTAAAACCAATAAATATAATATATAATATAGTATGTCATTTAAAAATAATAATAATATTTCTAATGAGACAAGTGAATCTGAAGATATTAATGAAGAGTTTAATAGAGTTTTTAATTCATGGGACGATTTTGATTTAAATCCTGATATATTAAGAGGTATATATAGCTATGGTTTTGAAAAACCCAGTCCAATCCAAAGTAAAGCAATCTATCCTATTCAAATGGGAAAAGATATAATTGCTCAAGCTCAATCTGGAACCGGGAAAACCGCAGCGTTTACTGTTGGTGCGCTTACACGCATTGATCTAACGGATAATTCTAATCAAATTCTTATTATGGCTCCTACTCACGAATTAGCTCAACAGATTTGCACTGTAATTACGGGTTTATCAAGTATGATGGAAGGATTAAGAATTAAGACTATTATCGGGGGTTCGTCAATAGATGAAGATGCATTAGAAATTAGAAATAATCCACCACATATTATAGTTGGCTGTCCAGGTAGAATTTATGATATGATTAGAAGACGTCATATAAATGCCAATAAATTAAAATTAGTAATACTTGACGAAGCAGATGAAATGTTATCGGCAGGTTTTAAAGAACAAGTTTATAATATATTTCAATATTTCAATAAAAATGTCCAAATTGCACTATTCAGTGCAACTTTACCAAATAATATTTTCCAAATTACAGATAAATTTATGAGAAATCCTATTAAAATTTGTGTTAAAGCTGAAAGCCTTACATTAGAAGGCATTAAACAATATTATGTAGCAATTGAAGATGATAGACAAAAATATCTTACTTTAAAAGATATTTATCAATATATTTCCATGTCACAATGTATAATTTATTCAAATAGTGTAAAGAGAGTTATTGATTTATATGAAGCAATGAAGGAAGATAACTTTCCTGTTTGTTGTATTCATAGTAATATGGATAAAATTGAAAGAGAAAAATCATTTAAAAATTTTAGAAGTGGATCAGCACGTGTTTTAATATCTTCAAACGTAACTTCTAGAGGAATTGATATTCAACAAGTTAGTGTTGTAATTAATTTTGATTTACCAAGAGATATTCATAATTATTTACATCGTATTGGTAGATCTGGTAGATGGGGGAGAAAAGGAACTGGAATTAATTTTATTACCAGGCGTGATATTATTAAAATGAAAGAAATTGAAACTTATTATTCTACTCAAATTGAAGAATTACCAGGTGATTTTAACTTAATATAAACAATGTAAAATATTTTTTCTTATTAAAATCTATGAATAAACAATTGGAGTTAGATTTAGGATGGTCCCAAGGATATATGGGATTACAATATCACATGGAAGAAGCTTTAGAAGAAAATGAATTAGATCCTTCTTCTGCTACATGTAACCCCCCAATAGCATTATTTTCAAAAAACTATTATAATCAAATAAATGAATTAAATCACGATAAAATATATGATTATTGTTTTATTGGTTCATTTAAAACCAATTTAAAAGCAAGGCGCTGGGCTAGAATATTTGCAAAAAAATATTTTACGTCAAATTCTATTTTTATAAATACTGATAATCCACCAAACTGGGCCATACTGGGACCATTTGATTATACAAATCAGAATTTTGGGTTTGTTCCTAAAAAACAAAAAAATAACCAATCTAAACAAGTTCAATATCGGGTTGTAAATGAAAATATTGATTATTTTCAAAAAATGAGTCAAAGTAAATTTGTATTATGTCCAGCTGGCGATAGTTCTTGGAGCTTTAGATTTTATGAATGCTTAATGTGTAAAAGTATACCAATTGTTGAGTCATGGCATCATACTTATAGAACAAAAGAAGAGTCCGATATAAAATATAAATATATTTTACAAGATAGAATAGATCAACCAATATGTTATGATGATTATGTTAAAGAAAATACAAGAATATTTGAAAAATATCATATGATACAAAACAATAAAAAATAATAAATAAAAAAAATTCGTAAAATATATTATTATTTAATATATTTTACCAGTAATGAGTAATACAAAAAATCTAAACGATAGTTTAGAAGAAATTAATTCTGTTTTTAAATTACCAATATGTTATAATAAAAATGTTAAAAAACTTAACGAATCTATTATTAATGATTTAGAATTAATTAAAGCTACAGAAAAAAATGATACATCAATTTATGATAATTTTTTTAAACCATCCAATAAATTATCTAAAAAAGTTGTTGAACAATTTTCCAATTTTTATACAACGGATACTAATTTTTTAAAAGATTCTCAAAAACTTATTAAATCATTAAAAACTCCAGAATTAAACACTATCTATAATAAATATGATACTAATGATTCAAATTTAAATGATATTGTGAGTTTATGGCATGAAATAAAGTCTGAAACCGGGTTTTGTGAAAAATATCTTTATATAGATTGGTCTTTTGCAAAACATTTAAACAATAATCCTGCGTTTTTACAAATGATGAGTGTTTATAATATTGCTTCTCCAATATTATCTCTTTGTCTTCCTATTTTTATGGTTATTATTCCATTTATCATTATTAAATTAAAAGGAATTGAACTTAATATAAAGGAATATGTGGAAATATTTAAAACAATAATTTCAAATCATGCAATTTTTAAAGTTTTTACTAATTTTCATGAAGTTGATTTCGGTCAAAAAATGTATCTACTTTTATCATCCGCTTTTTATGTTTTTTCTATATATCAAAATATATTAGTCTGTGTTAGGTTTTATTCTAATATGCAAAAGATTCACAATTATTTATTTAAATTTAAAAAATATTTAGCATTTTCTATAGATCTAATGAACTATCATTCAAAAAAAACATCTCTTTTATCAAATTATGCCGATTTTGATAAAGATGTTAATTATAATATTCAAATCTTAAATGATTTATATAATAAAATCAATAAAATAACACCTTTTCAATTATCCTTTTCAAAAATTACCGAAATTGGTAATATTATGCATACATTTTATGAATTATATGACAATGAAATATTTAATAATACATTATTATATTCATTTGGATTTAACGGATATTTTAGTATTTTAACAAATTGCAATAATAATCTAATCCATAATAAAATTTGTAAAACTCAATTTATAAAGAAAGGTAAACCTATTTTTAAAGAAATGTATTATCCAAAATTTATTGAAGAATCTGAATTTAAAATTATTAAAAATAATTGTAATCTTAACAAAAATATGATTATTAGTGGGCCAAATGCATCAGGAAAAACTACTACACTAAAATCCGTTTTAATTAATATTATTCTTTCTCAACAAATCGGGTTTGGTTGTTTTGAAAGTTTAAAAATGATTCCTTATGATAATATACATTGTTATTTAAATATTCCTGATACTTCAGGAAGAGATAGTTTATTCCAAGCTGAAGCCAGAAGATGTAAAGAGATTTTAGATTCTATTAAAAATAATTGTAAAGAAGAGACGCATTTTTGTATTTTTGATGAATTATATTCAGGAACTAATCCGGAGGAAGCTGTTATAAGTGCTTGTGCATTTTTAGATTATATTGGTAAAAATAAAAATGTTACTTGTCTTCTAACAACACATTATACAAAACTATGCAAAAAATTATCAGAACATCAAAATTTTAAAAATTACAATATGAAGACTATAAAAAAAAACGATAATTTTCAATATACTTATATTATTGATGAGGGAATTTCTAAAATTAAAGGTGGGTTCCAAGTTCTACAAGATATGAATTATCCTAAAGAAATTTTAGAAAATACGAAAATTTTATAAAAAATTTATTTAGACAAATTTCTAAAACTAAAATTCGTTTTAAAAATGATTAAAATATATTATTCATTTTTAAGAATGATATTTTCAAATTTATTCAGCTCTACTTTTTTATTTAATTTAGCTATTATTATTTTAATTGGTTGCGTATTAGCTTATGTTAGTTATAAAATGATTGAGCAGGATCATAAGCTTAATTCTATGATTGGGTTAATTACAACTATGGCTGAAGAAATGCATTTTTTTAGAAGTAAACTAAATGTTATGCAAAATAACCATTTGCCAACTAACAAACTAGTAGAAATATTTGGAGGAAATAATGAATTAATTGAAGTTTCTGATAATGAAGATTTAGATGAAGAAGATGAAGATGAAGATGATTTAGATGAAGAAGATGATTTAGATGAAGAAGATGATTTAGACGAAGAAGATGATTTAGATGAAGATGAAGATTTAGAAGATGATGATGATTTAGAAGATTTAAATGAAGATTTAAATGAAGTAGAAGTAGAAGATTTAAATGAAGTAGAAGATCAAAATACAATTAAAACAATTCATATAGAAGAAAATAAGGAATCTGGATTGAAAGAAAATGAATTAGATGAAAGCAATATAAATTTTTTAAAAAATATTTCAATGAATGAATTAGAAGATGACTCTAAAACTGATTACAAAAAAATGAGTCTTAATAAATTAAGGGAAATAGCCCATAATAAAGGAATTGTTGATGCATTTAAAATGAAAAAAAACGAAATTTTAAAGACACTAGGCATTGAATAATTATAATAGATTTTTATCTAACTTTAGTATAATATGAATAATACTTTTTATACTATAGAACCTAATCAGGAATTAAATACTGCATGGGAACCAGATTCTGCAAATAATAATAAAATATTAGCAGAATCTGTAATAAATTCAAATTGGAAATACAGGCAATATATGCAAAAAAATGCAAAGCAAATTATGAAATATAATACAATGGAATATATATATACTTCAGGAAACAATCCTTTTCAAAACCAAAATAATGAACTTACCAATAAATCGCCATATCTGTATTTATCTTCAAATGATAATAGAGATAAAAATAATAATTTATATAGTGATTTAAAACAAGATTATTTAAAAAATGAAAAATTCAAATCTAGACTTATAGCACCTTATATTCCAACCAATTTCTAATTAATTTTATAAATTAATTTTTTAAATATGAATTTAATAACATTTTTTCTATAAATATAAGTTATATTTATAGATGAAGATTCTTAGTTTTGATATAGGAATCAAAAATCTATCTTTTTGTTTATTTGAAATACAAAATCCAGAAGATAAAACCAATCAAATAAAAATTTTAAAGTGGGACAATATTGATTTAAGTGAAAGATTAGAATCAAAATGTATTGAAATTGATAAAAATGGATTATGTAATAAACCAGCAAAATTTAGGAAAGAAGGATCTTGTTATTGTTTAAAACACTCCAAAAAACAGCATTACTTACTTCCAACTAAAGAGCTTAGTATGACATTCTTAAATAAACAAAAAATGCAATCTGTTATTGATATTGCAGATAAATATAAAATAAAATATGAAAACCCACCAAAAAAAGCAAACTTAATTGGAATTATTACGGAATTTAGCAATACCAATTGTTTTAGTGAAATACAAAAATCTAATGCTAGTAAAATTGATTTAGTAACTATAGGTAAAAATATTCAACATAAATTTGATGAAATTTTAGTTGAACATATTTCAACAATTGATAATATAATTATTGAAAATCAAATTGGACCAATTGCTAATAAAATGAAAACAATTCAAGGTATGATTTCTCAATATTTTATTATGAAAAATAATAATATTAATATTGAATTTATAAGCGCAGCAAATAAATTGAAAGATTTTTTACCTAAGGATAATAAAGAAAAAACGGATTATAAACAAAGAAAAAAATTGGGAATTCAAACATGTTTAGAAATTATTAATAATGATTTTAGATTCAAAGAATGGGAAAATTTTTTTAATAAACATACAAAAAAAGATGATCTTTCCGATTGTTTTTTACAAGGAATGTGGTTTATAAAACACAAGCTTTAATAAAAAGAATAAAAATATAATTTTTATTAAAATTATATATTTTAGAATTATATATTTTAGAATTATATATTTTAGAATTCGTATTACTTAAAATTAAATGATCTTATTAATTCATAATGGATAACGATATTATTGATATTTCTACAGATTTTGACGAACTTTCTAACTTTTCATCATCCAAATCTAATTTTGGAAATGGCATTGAATTATTAATGAATGATAAAAAAAATACTAATCAAGGTTTATCTAGTGATATTGATATTGATGACTTAAATAATTTAGAAAATGAATTAAATAATTTAGCAAATGAAACTTCTCCTCCAATTTCAAATGTATTTGATTCTGGTTTATTTGGAATAAAAACTTTTAATGAGGATAGACCTTCAGTAAGGTTTGACGAGTCTCCTATCAATATTGATTCTAATATAGGACAATCAACAGCTAATACTGATTCAGATTCAAAAACATGGGATGGTTATGGGAAATTCAATAATATTCCTATTAATCCAGATCAAAGAATGAATTCTGATCCAAAGCTTTCTAAAGAAGAGCTTCTACGAGAAAAATTCAAATATTTAAGAAAATTAGAAGCATTAGAGAAAAAAGGTGTTGAGCTTACTAAAAAATATAATATGGATTCTAACCTTTTAGAAATGCAAGGTGAATATGAAATGATAATGGATGAAAAAAGTAGACAAAATTCAGTTAAATTTCAAGGAAATATGATGATGGCATGTATTAATGGAATTGAATTTTTAAATAATCGCTTTGATCCTTTTGATGTAAAACTGGAGGGATGGGGTGAACAAATTAATGAAAACATTGGAGATTATGATGAAATATTCGGCGAACTTTACGAGAAATATAAATCAAAAGCATCTATGGCACCAGAGCTTAAATTATTATTTCAATTGGGCGGCAGTGCAATGATGGTGCATATGACAAATACCATGTTTAAATCTGCAATGCCAGGAATGGATGATATCTTAAGACAAAATCCTGATTTAATGCGTCAATTCCAAAGCGCAGCAGTCAATTCAATGGCTAATTCAAATCCAGGATTTTCAGGTTTTATGAATGGTGTAATGAATCCAGGTGACAATAAGGGTCCTCCTCCACCCATGGCAACCCAAAGTTTTCAACCACCATCAAATAGAGGTGGAAATAATTTAAATTCTAGACCAGATATTTCTATGGCAAGAAGTTCTTTTGCCAATATGAATGATGGAATTAGTATCAAAGAATCAAATTTAGGTGTTCCAGGGTTTGAACCCCCACAACCTTCCCAAAAAAGTGCAAGAAGACCTGATATGAAAGGACCAAGTGATATTTCAGACATTTTGTCAGGGTTAAAAACAAAAACTATTGATATTGCCTTAAATCCACCATCAATGATGCAAGAAAGTAATAATAATAGCACAATTAGTATTGATGATTTAAAAAGTATACAATCAGATGCAAATATTCCGAAAAGAACACGTAGAAAACAAAAATCTGATAAAAATACTGTTAGTTTAGATATTTAGATATATTTATTTATACATATTAATAATAATAATGGAAAATTCTAATTCTGGATTTAATACTAAATGTTGTATTTGCGGAACTATAAGAAATTGCGGGAAATTTTTAGACAATGTATTAAATAATATTCAACAAATTGGAGATCTTTTTTCTGAATATAAAATTATTATTGCTTATGATGATTCCGATGATAATTCTTTACAGATCTTACGTGATTTTGAAAAATTACATCCAGACAAAATTATTATTTCAATTGGATCAGAGCCGTTGCATAAATATCGCGTGTATAATATTGCCAGGGCTAGAAACAAATGTTTAGAAATTATGAAAATGAACTATTCCAATTATGAATATTTCATTATGATGGATTGTGATGATGTATGTAGCATCCAAGTAAAACTTGATCCTCTAATATATTATTTAAATAATAATGAAAAATGGGATGCTTTATCATTTAATAAAGACCCTTATTATGATTTCTGGGCATTATCTATATATCCTTATGTATTCAGTTGTTTTCATTTTAAAGATTGGGAAGCATGGGGTAGATATATAAAAGAAATTATAAAAAAAACACCTCCTAAAACATTGATTCCCTGTTTATCAGCTTTCAATGGATTTTCAATTTATAAAACTAACAAATTTTTAAATTGTTTCTATGACCATAGACCACGAATAGATCTTTTTCCAGTAAATCTTATTCAAGATAATATAAATGTAGCAGGGCCTATGCTTTTTAAAGGGAAAGCAAGAGAAGTAGATTGTGAACATCGTAGCTTCCATATGATGGCAATTAATATGAATAATGCAAAAATCAGAATTGCACCAGAAGTTATTTTTTAAGTTTATAATTTATAAAAAAAGAAAAATTTATAAAAAAGAAAAATTATTATAACTATAAATTATAATAAGTTTAATGAATTCGCAATCAAAAAAAATAAAACATGTTAAAAAAAATATATCCAATTTAGAAAATGAACAAAAATCTCATTTAAAACGTGATATTATTGGTGAAGGCGCATATGGTTGTGTTCACAAACCAAGTATACATTGTAAAAATCGCTTAGATCCAGAAATTAATTATAATGATTATGTTTCCAAATTAATGAAAACTAAAAATGCAGAAAAAGAATTAAAAGAATTTTTATTTATTGGGAAAATTGATCCTAATAATAATTACCATTTAGGAGAACCAATTATGTGTCGCCCTAATCTTGATGATGATTCTATTATATCAGAAATTAATGAGTGCAAACATATTAATAAAACTGATTTTATATCCAATCCTAACAATTATAGTTTATTAGTTATTAAATATGGTGGACCTGATTTGAAAGCATTTTGTCAAAAAAATTTAGTAACCTATTTTAAAGAAAATAAAGAAGAAAAATTAGATCAATTTTGGCTAGAAGTTCATCATTTATTAAAAGGAATTAAATTTTTTAAAGAAAATGGAATCGTTCACAATGATATTAAACCTCAAAATATTCTATTTGATTTGAAAACAGCCAAAATGAAATTTATTGATTTTGGTCTTATGCGTAAGAAAACTGACATCATAAATTTATCAAAAAAAAATAAAAATAATCTAGGTATTTTTCATTGGTCTTATCCTTTTGATTGTGCATTTATGAATAAAGAAAAATTTAACAAATATTTGGATTATAGTAAAAACACACGAAATCAATATGAAAATGAAGTTAACGAATTAATTATTTCAAAGTCCAAAATTAATACTTTAGATATACCTATGAAAAATCCTGATGCATTTAACATAATATTCACATATTTAAATCCCAATTTTAACATTCCTGATTCAATCACCAAATATAGCTATATTCATACTTTTTTTCAAGGGTTTAACCAAATGATTTCAAATAACTCATATAATAAAATACTTGATTATACTATTGATTCAATTGATGTATTTGGATTAGGTTTTACATTACAATTTATGACTAATTGCTTTAAAATTCATAAATTAATTTCATTACAAGACTACACTCGTTTTACTACATTTTTTCATAAAATGTATAATTTTAATCCACTATTAAGGGTAATTAACATTGATGTATTATTGAATGAATATGAAAATATTCTATTAGAAATTGGAGTTTTAACTAGAGTTAAAAAATATTTTAAAAATAATTTGTTATCAAGTAATTCTTTTAAAGAAACAATTGATTCTACAAAAAAATTATCTGCCGAAAAAGATGCCATTGAGGAAAACTTTATTTATAGAATTTGTCCTCAGGATAAAGAAATAAATCCAAAAACTATGAGATGTGTAAAAAAATGTAAACCAGGTTTTTCAAGAAATAACAAATTTTTATGCCGTAAAACTAGAAAATCTAAATCTAGTCATTAATCCTAACCCTAACCCTAGAAACTTTATTTTATTATTCTTTATAATATATCTTATAAGGAATAATAATATAAAATAAAATAATGTTTTATATTAATGACGAAATATGAAAATGGATTATTTATTTTTAGAAGAGATTTCAGAGTTATTGATAATAAAGGACTGAATTTAGCTAATTCTCTTTGCAAAAAGATTTATCCTGTTTTTATTTTTACACCTGAACAAGTAACAAATAATAAATTTAAATCTGATAATGCTGTCCAATTTATGATTGAATCATTAGAAGATTTATCTTTACAAATACATAAAATGAATGGCAAATTACTAACATTTTATGGTAATAATAACCAAATTATTCCATATTTAATTAAAGAATTAAATATTAATCTTCTAAGTTTTAATATTGATTTTACACCTTATGCTATCCAAAGAGATAATGAAATTGTTGACATTTGCAATAAGTCAGGAGTTGATATAGTTAATGGTTTTGACTATTATTTACATTCCCCTGGGACAATATTAAATAGCACTGGACATTCTTATCAAAAATTTACACCATTTTACAATGAATCTTTAAAAAAAAAAGTAGACGAACCAGTTAGACTACATAAAATTCATTTTATAAATGATAATGAAAAAAATGATAATGAAAAAACCCATCCTAAATTAAAAAATATTATTTCTCTTGATAAAGCATTAAAACGATTTACAAATAATAATCCTAATATCTTAGTTCATGGAGGAAGAAGTAATGCTATAAAACAATTACGTATTGCAAGTAAAAATATAATAAATTATTCAAAAACTCGTAGTGAATTGAGTCATCCGTCATCACAGTTAAGTGCTTATATTAAATTTGGATGTTTATCCATTAGAGAAGTGTATAAAACATTCCGTTCAAATCGTGATTTTATTAGACAACTATTTTGGCGTGATTTTTATGCTAATATTATTTTCTCATTTCCTTATGTTTTAGGAGGTTCTTTAAAACCTAAATATGATAAAATTAAATGGCACAATAATGAAAGATGGTTTAGAGACTGGATCAACGGCGAAACAGGGTTTCCAGTTATAGACGCTGGAATAAGAGAATTAAATTCAACCGGATATATGCATAATAGAGCAAGATTGATAGTTATGACATTTTTGATAAAAACTTTATTAATAGATTGGCAAAAAGGTGAAAAATATTTTGCATCCAAACTAACAGATTATGACCCTGCTTCCAATAATGGAAATACGCAATGGGTAATGGGAGGAGGAGCAGATTCATCACCTTATTATAGAATTTTTAATCCTTGGTTACAAACTGAGCATTTTGATCCGGATTGTATATATATAAAAAAATGGATACCCGAATTAAGTAATGTTCCAGTAGAGGATATTATAAATTGGGACACTGAATACAAGAATTACAAAGATGTAGATTATTTTAAACCAATTTGTGATTATAAAATACAAAAAGAGAAAGCATTAAAAATGTATAAAGATGCATTATATTAGATATCAATTTTTATCAATTATTACTTCTTTTACAATATTCTTAGCAATTTTTTCATAATTTTTGTCAGATTCTTCTTTTGTGGAACCTGACATTGAATTCAAAACAATTTTCATATATTTATCATTTTGCTTTGATTCTGGATTATTATAATCAGGGTATAATTTTTGCCAATCACTAATTTTTTTAATATTTTTATGAGCTACTTGCTTTATAGCTTTTGTTAAACACGATTTTTGGTCATCATCTTTTGACCATTGGTTTTCATCCTTTATATATAATATTTCCCTTTTTGAATCTGAACAGTGGATTGGTCTTAAATTATAATCAATATTATTTAAATTTTTTATAAATACTTTACTTATACCATCTGCATAACCCAAATGTCCAGTTTCTTCCAAATCATTAACGGAAACCTGAATTTGATTTATAAAATCAGTTAGATTTATTGCATCTTTGCAAGTTTCATTTAAAAACACTTGTAGATTAAAAGTTTTGTTATTATTATAACTATTGTTAGTGCCAGCTTTATCAGCTAAATTCATTATAGTTTTATTTTGATCTAGTAATGTTTGTTGTAATTCTTTATTTTGTTCAATTAACTGAATAACAAGCTCAGGAGTAATCTCAGATTCTTTTTTATAACATTTATTTTTGTGTCTCCATAATCCAGATCTGTCATTAAAAAATCTACAGCATATATCGCAGTTATACGTTTTAGAAATTTTTGATTCTTCATTTTTTGCTGTTGTTGTCAAAGTGTTGCTTCGGTGTTTTTGCGTTGACAGATGTCTATTGAAATCGGTTTTTTTACACGTATTAAAGTCACAAAAAAAACAATTATATAAAAAGTCGTTTTTTTTCGTAAAATTTGTTGCCATTTACGATATATTTTAACAACAAAAAAAACTCCTAAACCCTTTTTTGAAAAAAATATGTTTTTTTATCGTAACACTTTTTTCTAGCCTTTTTTAAGTTTTTAAACCATTATGCTTAGAAACTCGTGTACAGAGGGTCTTTTTCAAGACTTTTTTCGGATTTTGAAAAATGGACAAAAATAAATGTCCAAAATTGAAAACCTAAAATACTTTTTGGAAAAAAATTGTTACTGAAAAATATACCTTTAAATCGGAGATATTTTTATTACCATAAATGGTTTAAGAAAATGATTTAAAAAAAAGTCATTATTTTATAATAAAATGCCTAGTAGATCTGATATGATTGCTGCAGTTACTCAATATTGTAGAAACAATAATATTCATATTTCATATCTATACAAATCTTCTAAAAAAGAATTAGAAGATTTCATCATAAAATACAATATAAATGTAGAAGAATTATTATTTGAATTAGACAAAGAGCGAGAGTCCAAGACACAAGAAAGTAAAGCAAAATTTGTTGATGCAATTAACGTTATTAAAGGTGAAATGGATATGTTAATGTTGCTTTTAACAGATGAACAAAAAGAAAAATTCTTTTTGTATCGTGATTCACAAAATTCTATTTAATTAGAATAAAATTTTTGAATATGTAAAATACATAATAGATTTTATCTATTATCTATTTTTAAAAAGATATTGTAAAAATTAATAATTATTTTTTCTCATTCTTTCTTGTATTTGATTTTTTATTTTGCTTATTATTTTTTTTTGTTTTACTATTATTATTGTTATTATTATTATTTCTTTTGTCATTATAATTATTATATCCATATGCTTCTGTTAATACACTTGGTCTATATTGATATCCAAAAATATCTGCATATGATTCTCTAATGCGTTCAAATGTAGCCTGACATCTTACTGCTGATCTTTGTAAAGGGTTTACAGAAGTTCCAGGATATAATTCCAATTCAATAGAAACATAATAAGCTAATTTTGATGACATTTCTTTCATATTTGTTCTATAAGGTTGTTGTAAATATTGATTATTAGGTCTAAATTGAGGATAATTATAATTATAATTATAATTTTGCAAAGGCATTTGTGGATAACCAATTTGTGGATAACCAATTTGTGGATTCTGATTTATTCCATATGGATTATTATAATTATTACCATACAAATTAGATGATGCATATTCGCCAAATTCTTTGCTGGGTTTATTAGAAATATTTGTTAACCCACCCTTTTGATTTTTTGTAACACGATACATTTTCATAGATATTTTATCTATTTTTTTTGATAATTCATTTAAATCATCGGTAATTTCTCTAACTTGTTTATTTTCAGCTTTTGTTAGTTGGAATCTATTTCCTTTGTCTTTACTGAATAATTCATTTAGAGTTTCCGATAATTCTTTATATTTTTTATTATAAGTATCTAATTTATTATTGTATTTTTGCAATTTTGTATCCATAGTTTCTACAATTTCATTTTCCGGATTAATTCTAGTTAAATTTCTATTTCTATCAATTTCATCAAAGTTATGAAAAATTGCTTGAAAAGCTAAAATTGAACCAAAGCCTTTATTTTTTGATTCTGGTTTTAAAAATCTATTGCAACTATCATATATAAAATATTTTATATATTGCGATAAACTTTCAATGTCATAAACATAATTATTTTTATTTGTGTTTCTGACAAATTCGTAATGTTCGGCTTCTGAATTTTCTATTCTTGTTTTCAATAAGAATATACAATCTTTCACATCTACTAATTTATCATTATCTAAACAATTGATTCGTATATTAGAATAAATATTATTAGGAGAAAGTTGCAAATCATCTCTATTTAAGTTTGATATTTCATCATGAATAGATCTAACTGTATAACTAGGGTTTAAACCCTTATAGTCAATTTTAACTACGCGATATTCATTATCTTCTTCGTCATCATAATTTAAAAGAATAACAATATCTCCTAATTCAATTCTTTTATTATCTAATTTTGTAGTCATATCAAAAATAATAAATTTAATTTTTAAAATAGCTTCTAAAATTTGAATAGCCATTTCATCTCCCCAGAAATTCGCTCCAGAATTATTTTTGCATGGTTGGGATATATATTCTCTTACTTCCTTTATTGATCTTATTTGTTTTTTCTCTTTATTGAATAATAAATCATAAGTAGGAGGATGAATTGTTTGATCAATATTATTACTACTGCATTTTCCATTTTCATCTATTATACCACCAATTAATAAACAAGAATCGTTATACATATCTTGTGTATAATTATCTGCTACTATTTTTCTGATAGATGCGACAGTAAATATTTGTTTTCCTTCAATATTTTCAGTATAAGGATTATCGGTAATTTGATTTGTTGCATCCATTTCTCCATTTAATGCATCTCTAATTGATGCAAATAAACAGTCTCCTTGCCCTTCATTATCATAAACAATCCATTCAAATAAATCAGAAGGTGATGGGTCATCACTATATCCTTCTGATGCTGCAATTTTAGCAATATTACCTAAATTGAATGATAAATCCAAAGTGTTTTTAACATCATAATCTTTTTCTTGTTTTTTAAGCCAATATGTGCTTCTAGTTGTATATTTAGGAATAGAAGTAATATTATCATCTAAAATATTTCTGCAAAAATCAATAAACCCATTTTCATTAATGGAAGGAAATAAAATATCATAAATTCCTTCACAGTATTTTTCTAGATTTTCTTGTAATTCTTGGATAATATAAACTCTACTATTATATATTGATTGCATTTTGTTAGTTGTTTTCATTTTATATTCAATAAAGTTTCTATCTGAAAATTTACTTGTATCCCACATTATTGATTCAGGAATCAAATTACCTTTTACCGAATCTAATATTATACGATAATAATCTGTTAGGGTATATGTTGTTCCTAAACTAATTTGATTCGTATTTTCTTCGGAAATATATAATTTTTGTTGTCTTAAGCATTGTATTTCTAATAAATAAGTTGTTAGAATAATAGAATCATATGCGTTTGTTTTTGATTTTAAAATATCAATATACATATCTTGCTGTATCAAAATATCATTTTTTTGTAAACCTAATAAAGAGGTATTAGTTAAAGCATTTGAACCATCAGATTTTACCAAAAACCATTTTATTTTATTATCGTCTTTTTCTATTTTAGCACGAATTCCATCTACTTTAAAATGTTCAATAAATGTTTTTTGTTGTTCCAAAGTATATTTTAAATTATACTCATCAATATGATTTTGAGTAATACTAATGGTTTCAGCACAATCAATTGAAATACTTTTTATAAATACTGAAAGAGATTCGTAGTATAATTTCCAAATATCAAATTGATTAAATGAATAATACAAGATAATATAAGTATTATAAAGTTCAAATTGAAATTTTTCAATATTTACGTAATTGATAGTATTATATTTTTCAGATTCTATTTTATAGTTTATTTTTGGATTCAAAAGATCTTCTTTATATTTAAGTAAACAATTGTAACATTCTTTGTATTTATTATAATTATCAAAATAAGAACATGAATAAATATTATTTGGATCTTTTATCAATAATGCATTTGCAATATCAATATCAAATTGGATACATTTTTCAGCTAAAAGTGGTTTTGTGTAATATTGAATTATATTTGAATATTCAATTTTAATTTCTTCAAGCAATAAAACTAAATTAGAAAAATATATTTTTTGCGCCTCATAGATATTTAATAAAGCATCAATAAGATTATAAAATATATCCATATATTTAATTTTTGCATCAATAATATTATTTATTCTATCAATATCTTCTTTTTTCTGTTTATTAATGCGTATTAATGATGGGTCAATGGCGCCACCAGAAATATTATTTTTATTTCCCTTAGGTTTAGACTGAGATTTAGTCTTAAGCTTAGATTTAGTCCTAAGCTTAAACTTAGGGTTTACATTAGGGTTAGAGTTTACATTAGGGTTAGGGTTTACATTAGGATTAGGGTTTACATTAGGGTTAGAGTTTACATTAGGGTTAGGGTTTACATTAGGGTTAGGGTTAGAGTTTACATTAGGGTTAGGGTTTACATTAGGGTTAGAGTTTAAATCTGATATTTTTTTCAAATTAGTTTGTTCTTTAATAAGATTTTCTAATATATTTATGTAATTGGAATCAGCGTCTTGCATATTTTTTTTTCCATTAATATAGCCGTTATAATATTTTAATATATTGGATTTTTTATTTTTTTTTAAAAATTCGGATAACTGAGAATTATCAATTAATAAGGATAATGATAATGGATCTCTAATTAAATCAACATCATCTGAATAATTAATAGGTAAATTCTTTTTGAATAATTTACCATATAAATTCTTGCTTCTTTCCGACATATTTGCCAGTGTGCTCTCATCATTAATTAAAGGTGTATCAATATTTGTTTCTATAACTTCATTTTTATTTTTATTTTTATCATTAACATTTTTGATTCCTAATCCGAGATTGTCAGAATTTTCTTGATTAACCAAATTTGCGGAGGCAAGATTGCCTTGTCTTAAAAATTCTGGAATATCATCTAATTCTTCTTCAGCATTTTCTAATTCTTTAGAAGGACCTTGAGAAAAAGGTAATAATAATTTATCAATAGGTTTAGTATCAATTTGCCAATTACTTTTATTCCAATTCATTCCGACAATTGTATAAGGTTTTTTATTTAAATAAAAAAGATTGTTAGGTTTAAACAAAGTTTTTAATGTAATTTCTATATTATTATCAACAATTCCTTTAGAAGTGGCTTCTTCTAATGTTTTCGGTTTTTGCATATATCTAAAATCACTTAAAATGCGATTTATCATAGTATCAAATTGATTAGGCTCAAAAAATTGTGTATATAATTCTTGAGGAGGAGCATTTCTAGGTAAGTTTCTAATAGGTAAACTATAATATTCAATTAATGGGTCAAAATAAACAGTTCTACTTTTACTAATAGGAACAGTCATGTAAGGTTCATAATTGATTTTATAAAAATTAGGAATGCGAGTTTTAATATATATTATAAGAGTATTAGGTGCTTTTTGTTGTTTTTTATTTTCGGTATTTGATTTATTATAATCATTTTTAGACATACTTATAATAATTAAAGATTTTTAAATTATTATATTTTTTTAAATATTAAATATTAATTATATGTTTTATAACTATCTTGAAGATAGTCGCCAAATAGTGTAAAATTCTTTCTTTGATTTAGTTTTGTTTTATCTTTTTTAGCCTTTTCTAAAACAGCGATAGCATCATTGAGTTCTTGATCAGAAACCATTTCATTTTTATTTTCGTCAAGTATTTTTGCTAATATTTTATATTTGTCAGGAACACAGCAATAAGGGCTTTCTTCATTAAATAAGTGATCAGAGAGAATTGTAAATACAGCTGTAAGAATTAAAGCGATATAAATATCACGAGTTCCCATCCAAGCCATAGCAAATATTAATAGTTGTTTAGTAACATTCATTTTAAGATATTCTTCTGTGGATTTACTAAATTGAATAACTATAAATTTAGATCCTATATTTAATAATATCATAACGATTCCAGCAAAAAATTTGCTATTATTTAAATATAAAATATGATCATGAAGAAATATTATAGAGTTATTTAAAATATTAATCATTACTATATTAAATAAATATTAAAATATTGAATATTGAAGATTAAATAATATTCCATTTAACAAGGTTATTCCATAATAGTTTAGGAAAACTAACTATTGGATCTATAAACTTATGAAATTGAGATTTCATTCGTCTTTTAAACGGATGATAAATGGAATTTAATTTGGGAGTAAAAGGTTCTTTTTTAAAGGCAATGTTTTGGAAAAAATAAACAACCCATAATCCAAAAACTATAAAAATTAATATTTTAAAATATTTGTTTTTCATTTTATTTTATATAATGTTATATAATTTTTTTAAAATAGTGCTGCTGCACATGGACAAAATCCTTCTGTTAAATTAGAATCATTAGATAACATACTTGTAGAATGTGGTTTAACATTTTCACTAGAATTCATATTTTTAGGATCAATTTGTATTGATTTAGAATCTACAGACTGAATAGCGTTTTTTATATCTTCTTTGTCAACTCCCTCATTATTATTAGTGGTTAATGGAGTATTAGGAGAATTATTTAGTGCTTTAGCCTTTAAATCACTAATTTTATTATTTTGTATAGTAGCATCCTTGGTTAAAACCTGTAATTTTGAACCAGATGTATCAGTTACATTATCATCACCAATAGTAATATTATCCATATTTTCAGTTAAAGGTGAAAATTGGTTTAATGAAATAATAACAATTAAAGTAACAACTAATGCTAAAGTAATATTATTCATAGCTAAAAAAATAATAATTCCAATAAATAATAATCTGCCTAAAGCAGTATTATAAATATTATACACTGATTTAGGTTTAACAGATAATGCAATTAGCAATACAATAAAAATAGCAATCATACTTTTATTTTTAACACTCATTCTATATTAAATACATAATATTTTTTCTTAAAACATATATAATATAATTTTAATTTATTAAATAATCAATTAAATAATCAATTAAATAATCAATTAAATAATAATTTCAGATTGTTTTATAAATAATTATCTTAATTTTTATTAAGAGAATGTCTTATTTAGCAATGTCAGCAGCACCATTTGATAGTGATAATAATAATAATATACAAAATTCAATGGATACTCCCATCAATAAGAAGCGACAAATAAATTCTTCGCATACAAAAACGCAAAAAATGAGACAAGTCTCAAATGATTTTAATCCAGATAAGGTAAATTCTGTATTACAATCAATTCACAATAATACATCTGATGATGATGAATTAGGAAATTATAATGCAAGAGTTTCAGCTAAACATTCTGATGATTTTAAGCCATTAAATCCTTATGAATTTCCTGATAAACCAGAATCCGTTGGTTCAGAACGTAAAAAGATGCAGGAGGGTTTAACAAATATTGATTCAAGTTTGGTGCCACAGCCAACACTAAATGAAGATTTAAAATTACAGGAATTGCAAAGTAATTTTATGAATGATACACAAGTAAAGGCATATTATAAAAATTTGGTTCCTAAAAATAATAATAATAATACAAACAATCTCCAATATTACCAATCTCAGTCTGATATGTTATCACAACAGGTAACCAATGATTCAAATTTGGTATTATTAGAAAAACTAAATTATATGATAAATTTATTGGAAGAACAGCAGGATCAAAAAACAGGAAATGTGACAGAAGAGGTAGTATTATATTGTTTTTTAGGAGTATTTATAATTTTTGTTATAGATAGTTTTGCAAGAGTAGGAAAATATGTAAGATAAAAGATAAAAGATATTCTCTAAATATTATACATTGTATATATAATGTTTAAAGGTTACAGAAATTTGATGTTATCAAAGGATCAAACTAACAAAAATATAGTAAGTTTTCCTCAGATATCAAAATGCACGAGATGTAATAAATTGAATCCAATTTTGTATTCTCCCGCAATAAATAATGTGCGTATTTGTATGTATTGTAGTAATCCATTTTATGTAATAAAACCTACTTAAATATAAAGAGCTTTAAGTTGGTTTTTAAAATACATATATTTAAAAACCGACTTAAAGGACCTTCACAAGTTTTGAAAAATTAAATATATTTATTTACAATCAGGTGTTTCAAAATCAAATCCAAATATACATTTTTTCATTTTAATATATTTTTCATTATATTCATTCAAATTATAAGGATATTTTACTGTTGAAACAATATTAATACCCGATTTTTTTAAATCTGTTATTCTACCTGGATATCTTGTTACTAAAATAATAGAATTACTAAATCCCATAATTTTTAATGCCTCTGGTAAAAAATCATAATTTCTTTCATCAAAACCGTGACCTCTTTTTTTAAGAATTAAATCCATTTCTAAACCCTCTATCTGTCGTAAAGATTTTTCTTTCAATTTTTCAATTCCTCCTAAAGACCTACCATCTTGGTTTAAAATAAAAAGAATACCACCATTTGGATTTTCTTGAATTAGCTTTTTTGAATATTGTAAATTATCTTTACAGTCACATTCTAAATCATCTAATTCTATACCAGAAACACATTGAGATTGAATTCTAACTAATGGATATTTATCTAAATGTGGATTACCATAAACAATTGCCCATTCATCTTTACCATTTACACGAAAACAATATATTTCTGACTTAATTTTGTTATTGTTATCACATGGTGATTTTCCCCACATAGTAATTCTATTGTTATTATACAAGCCAATAAATAATTTTATCAAAATAAAAGTTACTAAAATTAAAATAATTGATATTAACAAAATTGACAAATTATTTGAATTTTTCTTCATATATATATTTATATATTTATAATTATAAATATAATTGTAAATATTTTTGAAACTGATTTAAAGAAATAGAGATATCAAAAATATAATTTACTATGCTAAAAAAACATCTTGTATTATTTGAAAGTAAAGACTATGGCTGGATCGCTTATTCAACTACTGGTGCCGAGGCAAAACGAATTCTTAATATAAATAATAAATATAAATATAATATTTATTACATTTTTGAATGTGATTTATTGCAACAATATCCTTATATTATGAAATTAAAAGCACCACTAAATCAATATTATGATTGTAAAAGAATAATCAAATATAAAGAAGCAAATTTTGAAGAAAATGATAAATATCTTATGATTAGTTACAAAACTGATGAATGTAATTGTTTTGATATTAAATTAAACTAGAAATAACTAATTTATTATTAAGCATTTTTCTGATTTAAATGGATTATATGCAAAATTATAGAAAAAATATGCCATTGTTGTTACTATTTCCGGATGCGTTTTTATTGATAAATTATTTATTATTTTTTTGTTATCGCTTATATCTTCTACCATTAAATATGCAAAAATTTTATTTTCCTTTTTTAAAACCCATAATGACTGCTTGAAACCTTTTATAAATTCATTATCGTCAATATTTGAACCCTTTACCGAAGCTATTAAAGAAATTATTTCTTTTTCTTTTTTTATAAATGTGCATGTTTTTTTAAAAATATATAATGCCTCTATATTTCCAGTATTCTTATAAACTAACATCTTTATATATAAATTTTTTGTATTTACTAACTCTATTATATTACCCATTTCAGGATAAATTATTATATCAAAATTTTCCTTTTTTTCATTCAAAAAATTATACATAAAGAATATATTTTGATTATCACATGTAAGCAAACTTACACCAGGCGATAAATTTTCAGGTTGTCCCCAGAAATTCATATTGTAGCAATACGTTTTATAAACTGTTAATGGAATTATTCCTGTTAGTTCTTCTTCTCTTTTAAACAAACTAACACTAATTTTTTTATTTGAATGCGATTGATTATATTCATGCGTTTGTATTAATTGTGGAGCTATATTTTTCTTTCTCCAATTTTTATTTACACATAAATAATCTACATAATACACATCAAATTCCTTGTCCTTTATTTTAACATGAAGTGGTCTACTTGTTATGACCCCTATTATTTTATTTGTTTCTATCGTTAATCCTGTCTTATTATCAATTAGTAATTCTGGCTCTGAAAAATAAGATATAAAAGTTTTTGCATTATGACCCTTGAAATATGGTATAATATTTTCCTTTTTTGGTAAATATTTATTTTCATCATTTCGTAAATAATTCAACTGGATCAACATTATTATTTCTTTTATCACAACTTTATCAATGTTTTCCAAAGATTTTGTTATTATATTTTTAAAATTTGTATACCGGTTCTTTTGTGGTAATTCGTCTCTTATTATTCCTACATTTACAAACCAATAATATATATCGTAAAAATGAAATACAGGCTGTAAAACCCAAAATTTATACTTTATTTTTATATAAATAAAAAAAAGAATTATACAAATTATTAAAAAAGCTAATATATATATCAATATCATTATCAATTTAATAATATTTTAATTATTTAAAAAATACTAATTTATAAAAAAAGAATAAAACAAATAAATCCTATTTGTATATATGTTACTGTATTAGGATAATCAATAGAAGTTTGAATAATTTCTTGTTTAGAATCTATTATATTAGACTGGCTGGAAAATTCTTTTTCTAATTCTAATTCTAATTCTAATTCTTTAAATATTCTATTTCTTTTATAAGCAATAGCTTTTAGACCTATGGTAGAGCTAAAGCTATCAATAATAGGGATATCTAAATCAATAGAAGAGCTATCAATAGTAGAAATAGTAAAGTCATCATAATCATAATTTGACATAATTATATTTATATTATATAAACAATATTTTTAAAGTTTATTTTTTATAGTTTTCTAGTATTTAATAAAATACGATCCCATGAAGCCATCTGTTTTAAAGCATTAACTGTTAATGTATAAGATTTTTGTTTCGCAAATTCTGTAATAAATAGATTATCTTTATTATAATTAAATACACGATCTTCAAATAATTTTAATGAATTAGTATAAGAAGAAATTAAACTATTTCCTCTATTTAAATTATAAATCATTGTTCTATCAAAGTCATATGATGTTAATAAATCTGCTTCTCTTACAATATTATAAGCTAATTGATATTCACCAAGATCAGGATATCCGTTTTTTTTTACAGTGGAATATGAAATAGTTTCAATAATTTTTTTTGTATAAAATAATTCTTCCGGCGTAATTTTATCTTCCAAGAAATATTCAATTTCTTTCATTCCTTTTTCTTCATCAATATATTTTTTATCACACATATCATGCAAAATTGCTGCACAATAAATAACATTTTTCTGTTTTTCTAAATATGGATTGAAATAAAGTTGACTAAAATAGTTTTCATCAGCAAAATGCAATACATTCATACTATGACCTTCTGAATGAGAAGAATCAATATTGTATTTTGAAGACATTAACAAGACAAAAGTAAACAATTGATTAAACGATACCATAATTGCAAATATATAATTATCTTTTTTATATAAAAGAAAAGATAATTCAATTTTTTTTAATTAGGTTTTATTAAAACGTATAAATATTGATATTCGTATTGACATTGCAATAAATCAATTTTAGACTCAATTATAAACCCGCTTGCTTGTGCTTCATTTAAAATATCAGTAACACTTGGCATATACATAATATGTTCATTTTTACGCACTTTATCATCACTATCATTCTTAAATTTTTCTACAAATTTTGCTACATCATTATTAGTATCTAGTTGAAAATCAGCATTATAAGAAAATTCATTAAACTTTACTTTAGTTGAAGTAATTCGTTTTTTAGCATATCTTTGAGGTGATACATACAATAATGGATTTCCTGGAGGCAAAATTGGATCAAATAATTCTCTATCAACTAAATGAACAATTAAATATCCTCCTCCCATTAACCATGTAAAACAATTGTCAAAAAATGTTTTCTTATCTTGAATATAATAAATAGTAAAATACATACATAAAATATGAGTAAATGATTCAGGTTCAAATTGACCATTTTTTAAAGCATCACCAACAATGAATTTGTAATCAGGATAATTTTCTTTTGCTTTTTTTATCATAGAGGGGGAAATATCTATACCTAGAACATCTAACCCTTTAGAACCTAAAAAGGCAACATGATGACCCGTGCCACATCCTATATCTAAAATTTTACTTTCACTTGATGGATTAGTTTTATTAATAATTTCGCCAACTTCATACTCATCTTTTAAGTTATTAAATACTAAATAATCATATATATTAGAATAAAAATCATCATAAATTTCTGGACCAGTTTTGAATAAAAATTTGTCATTTTGTTCAAATCCTTCTCTTAGTTCAGTATTTTTAAAGCTTTTAAAAAATAAAACTAACAAAAGCAATAGAACAACAAAAATTAATACTTTTGCCCAAACAGTTGATTTGTTATATGCTGTTCCTAAAGATTTTATTGAATTATTTAATTGTTTAAAAATTTTAGTCATCTATATATTATATATTATCTATACTTTAAAAATAATAATTAAAAATATTAATATTAATATTACACACTTGGGAAAGAAAAATAATTTATTAAATTATATGATATTTTGATAATAAAGACATATCATGGTTTAAATGTATTGAAACTAAATTATTATCATTTAATGAATATTTTTTATATAAATTTTCTCCATCATATTGATGGAATCCTGGACAATGTGTTCTTTTAATTTTACCATTTGAATATTTAAATAAATTGTGTAACCATATATCATGATTTGCATCTTCTATATGTAATTTATTATAAATATACATAAATTCAATTATACATGATTTTGTAAATACAATTCCTGGACCTCCACCTACCCAGTATTGATATTTTCCACCATATTTAAAGTTATTATGTTTATGTGTCCAATTTAAAAAATCTCCAATCATATAAGGCTCATCTTTTTCAAAGAATGATAAAAATAGTTTTAATTTTTCAATATACAAATAACTATCATCATCAATTATCATAAAATAATCATAATCGCTATATTTTTCTAAAAATAAATTAAACATCTTTTTTACATTATTCGGATGATATGTAGGACCTTTTTCATAAGGTCCTATGTAAATATGATTTTTTAGCTCACTTGAATCATTATCTGTTATAAATACTATATCTTTATTATTTGCCCAAGTATTTTCTAATAATTTAGCTCTGGTATTTTCATACAAGGCACACGTATGAATAAATATTATTAATTTCATAATTAATATATATATAAATAATTTTTAAAAAGAATATATATTATTTATATATATATATGGTATTTAGTGCTTCAGAAGCCACAACTCAGCAAGCTTTGGATCAATTAAAAGTAGCGTATACTAATGGATGGAAACAAAACGATAATCGTGATTTCACAATGGTAGATCTATATAATTTATGGTATAAAACCTCTACAGTTAATGACCAAAAGGTAACAATTAGAGCTTATTATCGCTTTACTGGTGAGTATGATGGATATTATACCGATATATTTGAGTATGATCAAACAACAAAATTATATAAATTAATTGACTATGGAGTCCAAGCAACTTCAACAAATAATGGTTTAAAATTAGAAGATTTAAATGATTTAACTCTATATTATGACTCAAGATTAGAGATTACTCCGGAATCATTGGAA